TTCTTTATTTGGCCCTGAGTTTTTACTCTTTATAGAACCACCAAAAAGATCTTGTAACTCTTTTAAAGGTACTTGTGAAGCTTGGCAACAACCAAGTCTAACATAGTGACCTTTATATTCTTTTCCTTTAATAGTTTGGTTTCTATTTTGAATAGTAATAAAACCATCCCCATCGATGAAACCAGCGGCCCACGCAAGCCGATGCGATTTAGACATTTAATATTCCTTAAGTTATGTGCCCCGTCTAGTCTCTACACCTTCCCCGACATGGGGCTTGGCTCGGTATTGTCCGTTCTGGAGTTCCCCGAATTTGAAGCATCTTTAACGCGAGGCCATGAAGTTAACCACGCGGAGCCGCCAAGGCGACCATTTTATCCTTACTACAAAATAACCGCCATCCTTCAAGATGGAACTCAGGCGTCTTTACTGCATCATCAAACTTACTAGCAAGAATACTGCCAACAAATCCTTGGACAACAGGCGCCGTCAACATGGTCATAAAGACTCCTTTATTATGTTCGTTTAACCTTTTCCCAACTACGGAAACCAATTTGTAGGCCCATTAAACTACCAAGCATTGTCATGAGTGTAGCGTCTACCTCTGGAGGAGCAACGGGTAGAGGATGGCCAGCAATAGTTGTGTATAGAAATGTTCCCAAAGGGAGAACAATCCATTGATAAGCGGCCGATAGAAAACAATGGAATAATAAGAATAAATCTTTAAAAGCATATTACACTAGTACTCGTAGAGCAATACAAACGCAAGCAACTCCTAGTTGGGCTAATCTAAAAAAGATTAAACAGATTTTTAAAGATGCTCGGACTAAAAGTTTAGAGACTGGTATTAAGTATACAGTAGACCATATCATTCCTTTACATGGTAAACTTGTTTCGGGGTTACATGTAGAAAACAATTTAAGACTATTACCATATAAAGAAAATTGTAAAAAAGGTAATAAGTATGTCCCAACTTAACGCAGATGTTTTACAGGGCTTCGTAGGAAGCATTTTAGCAAGCAAGTTTGACGACGCAGTTAAAACCCCAGAATTTCACAGAGAAGGATGGAGACTCTTTTGCAGCAAAGACAAGATGGTTGCATTGGCTGCTCCTCGTGGCCATGCAAAAACCACAGGAATGACGGTGTCCTACGGATTAGCAACTCTCCTATTCCGGGAGAGGAAGTTTATGCTTCTAGTTTCGGATACCGAGTCTCAGGCAGCAATGTTCCTTGGGTACTTCAAAGAACAGCTTCAGGAGAACACTGCCTTAGTAGAATTGTTTGGCCTAAAGAGAAATGAAAAAGGTCTGGTACAGTTTGTAAAAGAAACTGAAACCGACATTATCGTAGAGATGGAAGATGGACACAAGTTTCGTGTTATTGCCAAAGGCGCAGAACAGAAGCTTCGTGGTCTAATTTGGAATGGTACTCGCCCAGACATTATCCTCTGTGATGACATGGAGAACGATGAGCTGGTGATGAACAAAGATCGTCGGGAGAAAATGCGCAAATGGTTTTACTCAGCTCTCCTACCATGTATCAGCTCGAAGGGGATTATTCGTGTAGTGGGTACCATTCTGCATATGGACAGCTTGCTGGAGCGTTTAATGCCGAAGCCCTACGACAGGTTCAGTCATCAGGATGGTTTACGTCTCTGGTCGGAATCTCGGCGCAACGGTTGGACCTCAATCAAGTACAAAGCACACAACGAGGATTTCTCCCAAGTCCTTTGGCCGGAGAAGCATTCCAAGGAAAGTCTTAAGCAGAAACAACAGGAATACGCTGGTATGGGTATGCCAGATGTTTACTCCCAGGAATACCTTAACGTTCCTCTAGATGAGTCGGTGGCTTACTTCAAGCGCAATGACTTCGAACACATTACGGAAGACGATGCTAAACTCCCCCTTACCTATTACGTTACCGCTGACCTTGCCATCTCAGAAGCAGATCGTGCTGACTACTCCGTTTTTATCATCGCAGGAATGGACGAATTTCGAAGAATACATGTTAAGAACGTTATTAGAGAAAGACTTGACGGACGAGAAATCGTAGATACTCTTCTGAACATTCAACGGGTATATGATCCAGAGATTGTTGGTATTGAAGAAATGCAAGTCAGTAAGGCCATTGGGCCTTTCTTGAACGAAGAGATGGTTAGAGAAAATACCTACCTTTCTCTCATTAAACTCAAGCATGGTGGTAAAGATAAAATTGCTCGCGCACGTAGCATTCAAGCACGTATGAGAGCTAAAAGCGTTAAGTTTGACAAAGGTGCTGATTGGTATCAGGCTTTCGAAGAAGAACTTACACGGTTTCCACGAGACACCCACGATGACCAGGTAGATGCTTTCGCTTACCTTGGTTTACTTCTTAATACTCTTGTAGAAGCTCCTACTCAGGAAGAACTTGAAGAAGAAGAGTATTTCATGGACCTAGAACAATCAGGAACAAATTTAAATGGACGAAGCCTCATCTGTGGATATTGAAGATACAGGTGCAGAAGAGTCTCCTGAGCAAGAAAGCAAAGAGAATCTATTTGATGCTCAGATTCTCAATGCCAATCTTGCCGAGAAGCTCGACGAAGATACCCTGAATAAAATTGGTGAACAGTGCCGTTCCGGGTTTGAACTCGACCTTCAAAGTCGCTCTGATTGGGAAGTAGATTTAAAAGAATGGATTGATTTAGCTAAGCAGATTCGAGAAGAGAAGTCTTTTCCCTGGCCCGGAGCTAGCAATGTTAAGTATCCTCTTCTTTCTACTGCTGCTATGCAATTTGCTGCTCGTAGTTATCCTTCTCTCCTGCCCTCCAACGGTCAAATCGTTAAGAGTCAAGTTATTGGCAAGGATCCAACGGCACAAAAACTAGAAACAGCCAATCGCGTTTCCATGTATATGTCCTACCAGCTCATGCATGAGATGGATGGATGGGAAGAAGACATGGATAAGATGCTAATGATGATTCCTGTCGTCGGAACTGTCTTTAAAAAGACGTTTTACGACAAGGCAAAGGATCAAATTGCGTCCAATCTTGTTCTTCCACAGAATTTAGTAGTCAACTACTGGACTAAGTCGCTTAGCGAATGTGAAAGAATCTCTGAAATCATCAGACTTTCTCCCCGTTTACTGAAAGAACGTCAGAACCAGAAGATTTTCCGTGACATTGACCTAGGTGATGCTTCACTTCCTGTCAATGAACCACAAAACAACGGTATGGTGGCTGATGAAACGACTCCTTATGAGCTTGTTGAACAGCATACCTTCCTAGATCTAGAAGATACTGGCTATCCTCTCCCCTACATTGTAACTTTTGAGAAGAATACAGGTAAGGTTTTACGGATTGCTGCTCGTTTCTTAACAGATGATGTAGAACTCGATGACAAAGGTAATATTGTCAAGGTTAAGCCGCTTCAAATGTACACCAAGTTTGGGTTTGTACCTAATCCCGATGGTGGTTTCTATGATATCGGCTTTGGTGTACTTCTGGGTCCTCTAAATGAGTCTGTTAATACTCTTATTAACCAGCTCATTGACTCTGGTTCATTAAACAACCTACAAAGCGGTTTCATCGGTAAGGGTCTGCGTCTCCGTATGGGAGATCAAACCTTTAGCCCAGGGGAATGGAAGAATGTCCAAGCCACTGGTGATGATCTACGTAAACAAATTGTTCCTCTTCCTTCTAAGGAACCTTCCAAAGTTCTCTTTGAACTTATGGGCGCTCTAATTACCTCTGGTAAAGAGCTTGCTAGTGTGGCTGAAATCTTTGTGGGCAAGATGCCCGGACAGAACACACCCGCCACTACCACAATGGCTTCTATTGAGCAGGGAATGAAAGTATTCACTGCTGTTTATAAGCGTCTTTTCCGTTCCCTCACCGAAGAGTTTAAGAAAGTCTTTGCTCTTAACCATCTGTATCTTGACCCACAGAAGTATATCTCAGTCATTGATACACAAGTTGGTCCCGAGGATTTTGACTCTGACGAGTATGATATTTGCCCAGCGGCAGATCCTACAGCAGTGTCACAAACAGAAAAGCTTCTAAAAGCACAGGGTCTTGTAGAAATGCTACAAACCTTTGGTCCTATGATGAATCCTGTCGAAGTGTTGTCTCGCGTGCTAGAAGCACAAGAACAGCCCAACTGGCAACGTGTTATTTCTCAGCAGGTCTTGGCAACAGGTCAAGTACCACCTCCTCCTCCAGATCCAAAGCTCTTGGCTATCCAAGGCAAAATGCAAGCAGACCAGCAAAAAGCTGCGCTTGATACTCAACAAAAACAAGTTGAGATGGAACTGGACAGCAGACAAGCTGAGCAAAAAATGCAAATGGAAGCTCAGGCCCATGCTCAGAAAATGCAGATCGAGAGCGAGAAAGCTCAGGTCAAAGCAGCTAGCGATATCCAAATGGCAAATATCTTTGCCGCTACAGAGCGTGCTAAAGGGCAGCAAACTCTGGTGAACAATCAAGATGCCCATGCGCAAAAGATGACGCAAGAGAAGGAGAAAGCAAAATTAGTACAGAAGCAATCGGCGGCCTCGAAATCGAAGACTGGAAAAGGCACGAAGTAACGCGCGCTTTCCGTAAGGCTCTACACCAACGATATGAAGACATCAAAGATGAAATCAGCTCGTTTACTGCAGAAGACCTGAAGTTTCGACAAGGCTATATTCAATGTATTTTTGATCTCGAAGAATTCTTTACACAGGAGACTGGTACTAAATGATTTCAGTAACAGGATGTAGAATCTTAATCAAACCTCAGAAAATCCAAGAACACGATAAAATTCTTGCTCGTGCTGTTAAATCGGGTCTTATCCTCCCAGAGTTTACAGAACGTAAAGAGCAAGCAAACGTGGATAAAGGCACTGTGATGCAAATCGGTCCCAAGTGCCATGAAGATTATCTAGGTGTTACACAAGTAGGTGACCTCATTGGTTTTGCTAAGTTCGGTGGTAAGTTTGTCACCGACCCAGAAGACGATGAAATTTACCTCGTTATAAACGATGAAGATGTCGTTTGTATTTTTAAGGATAAACAATGACTGAAGAAATTAAAACTGAACAAGGCGCCCCAGAACAACATGAGGCACCTCAACTAACAGAGATTGAGCAACGTGCCCTTGAGATGGGCTGGCGTCCCAAAGAAGAGTTTGCTGGTAATGAAGATGATTTCATTGATGCAAAAGAGTTTGTTCGTCGTAAACCTCTCTTCGATAAAATTGAATCTCAGTCAAAAGAAATCAAGAATGTTCGTAAGGCTGTTGAAGCTCTTAAAGAACATTATTCAGCCCGAGAGGCTGCTGCAGTACAAACTGCCCTGAGTAGGCTAAAAGAAGCCCGCCAAGAGGCAATTACAAATGCTGACGGTGCTGCCTTCGACCAGATTGATACTGAAATCAAACGGGTGGAAAAGGAAGCAGATCGGCTACAAAAGCTCGACGCAGAACAACCACAAGAACCAGAACTACATCCAGAATTCGTTGCTTGGTCCAAGCGCAATAGCTGGTATAGTGATGTTGGTTATATGCGTAAATGGGCAGATGACTATGGTATTGAACTATCTCGGCAAGGCACAGCCCCAGCCGATGTACTCAAGAAAGTAGAAGCTGCGGTTAAGAAAGAATTCGCACACAAATTTACTAACCCTAACAAGGCAGGTGCTCCTGACGTTGAAGCTGGTGGTCGTAGCTCGGGTGGTAAAAGTGCAGACAAATTCGAACTAACTCCTCAAGAGGAGAAGGTTATGAAGACATTGGTTAGTACCAAAGTGATGACCAAAGAAGACTACATTGCGCAGGTAAAAGCCATGCGTAATGCCAAGTAACTAGAAAGGGATTAAAATGGCTCGACAATCAACTCCCCAAGAGGCTAGTGCCCGCCCCCGTCGTACTCCAGTTGCTAAACGCAATCGCCTTGAAATTAAAAACAAGGAAGCTGGGTACTTCTACCGGATCGTCAATGACGTAGATGACAAGGTTTCGCTCCTAGCGGAACAAGGTTATGAAATTGTTCCTGATGCCAAAGTTGGCGCAACAGGCAGTCGTCGTGTTGACAATCCATCAGCACTCGGTTCAGCATCTTCTATTTCTGTTGGTCAAAACACTAAGGCTGTCGTCATGCGTATTAAAGACGACTGGTACAAAGAAGACCAATCTGTTAAACAACAAACAGTAGATGATTCAGAACAAACCATGAAAAACCCCACTGCGGACTATGGCTCGATTCGTCGAGAAACCAAGTACACAGAAGGTTGATTAAATGGCTAGCCGGGTGCCTCCTTCTAAATTTTAAATGAAAGGATCTGGCTATGGCCAATACTTCTCGTATTAATGGCTTCACAGTAATCGGCACTAATGGTGGCGGCAACAACGGTAAGGTTTCTCTTTATTATGTCGCGTCAGCGGCTGATGAAATCCTCCGTGGCGACGTTATCAAGCTAAACGGTACTGCAGATGTCAACGGCGTACCTACCGCCGACCTATGCGGCGCTACTGATGTTCCTATCGGTATTTGCGTCGGTATTCTCCCTAACAAGTTTGATCCCGCTGGTAACATGACCTCCGGTTCTCTCATCCTTGACGTGCCTGCTGCAACTCAAATTGCTGCTGCTGGTGCTGGTTATATTCTTGTGGCAGATGATCCACATATCGAAATGGAAGTGGAAGCTTCTAACGGCACTCCTGTCGTTACCGATATGGGTCTGAATGCTTCACATGCCAACGGTGCTCGCACCGCTGCTACGGCTACTTCTCCTGCTTATCTGGACTTTGGTACTGAGAACACAACCCCTACCCTCAACTTCCAGATTCTCGGTTTGATTCGGCGTGTGGATAATGAGATGGGTGCAAGTGCTCGCCTGCGCGTTCGCTTCAACCGTCATCAGTATAACAGCGTCGGTACTACCGGCATCTAAGGGGGGATAGCATGAGTGTAATCAATAGTTCCAGTTTTGCTAAAGCCCTATGGCCTGGTGTTAACACTTGGTACGGCGAGGCATACAATCAGTATCCCGTGGAATGGGATAAGCTCTTTGAAAAGAGCACTTCACGTAAGGCATTCGAAGAGGATGTCGGTACTTCACACTTCGGCCTGGCAGTAGCCAAGTCTGAAGGTTCACCAGTTACTTATGACGCTGCTCGTCAAGGCTTCACTAGCCGCTACCAGCACGTTGTGTACGCACTGGGTTTCATCATCACTCGTGAAGCGTTTGATGACGACCAGTACGATGTGGTTGGTAAACTGAAGGCCCAATCGCTAGCTTTCTCTATGCGTCAAACCAAAGAGATTGTTGCGGCTAACATCTTCAACCGCGCTTTCAGCACCAGCTATCTTGGTGGTGACGGTGCTTCTCTCATCGCTTCGCTGGGCGGTGGTGGCTCAAGCTCCCATCCGAACGTGGCTGGTGGCACCTATACAAACGGTGTTGCTACTGCAATCGACCTTTCAGAAGCCGCTCTAGAACAAGCTTGTATTGACATTGCTGACTTCAAGAACGACCGCGGCCTCAAGATCGCTGTTCGTCCTCGCAAGCTGGTGATTCCGAAAGAGCTGATGTTCGAAGCTCATCGTATCCTGAAGACCGACGGTCAAGTTTACAGTGCTGATAACACTCTAAACGCCATCAAGACTATGGGTATGATTCCTGAGGTTGTGGTCAATCACTATCTCACAGATACCGATGCTTGGTTCATCCTCACCGATGTCAAGAACGGTCTGAAGTACTTCGAGCGCAATGGTGACGAGTTCACTATGGACGAAGATTGGGATACCGAAAACGCTAAGTATAAGGCTCGTGCTCGTTACAGCTTCGGCTGGACCGATCCACGCGGCATTTACGCTAGCCCAGGTGTCTAATGGTTTGGGGAGGGGTTTCGGCCCTTCCCCTTTCTTTCTAGGGAAATATTCTTACTAACTGCCCTAGCAGACGATATACAGATAGTAAGATTTGTCGTATATGACTAAAGGAATTTAAAATGGCACGTACTACTTTTGACGGTCCTATTCGCATCCGCCGCGGTGCTACAGTAACTCAGGCTACTAGCCGTGCTACTGGTGTAACTATTAATGCCCCTGCTGGGCAAATCACAATGAACGCTGCTTCTCTTGCCGCTGGCGCTGAAGCTACTTTCACTGTTACCAATTCATATTGCAATGTGGCTTCTGTCCCTGTTGTTGCTCTACAAGCTGTCGGCACTGGTTTACCACAGGTTTATGTCAGCGCAGTTGCTAACGGCTCATTCAATATCACTATGACCAACCTAGACGCTGCCACGGCAGACACTACGGCTGATGTCATTAACTTTATCGTTTTCAACGGCTCTAACGCAGAGCGCGGTTAATCATGACTAACGTAACAACGAGTTCTCCTCTTGTTACTCCAGTTCGGCGAGCAATCGCAAACCCTAGCACAGCCACTACTACTCAACTGGTAGCGGCTGTTGCTAACAAAAAGTACCGTGTACTGGGTTTAGCTGTAGTGACAACCCTAGCGAACAACGTAAACCTAGAATCAGCAACTACAGACATTACTGCTGTGTTTCCTCTAGGCGCCAATGGCGGTGTTGTTCTTCCTTATAACGAACATGGTTGGTGTGAAACCGCTGCTGGAGAAGCTTTGCAGGTAACTACCTCGGCTGCTACCGCTGCTGGTGTACATGTCCTCTATGTAGAAATTCCGGTGGCTTCCTAATGTTTCAATGGCTTAAAAATCTATTTGGTGCAGATATTGCGGACGGTCCTTTCATTTTACCGACAGGTTCCTCAAAGAAGAAAGCTTCTGCAGTCAAGGCCGCAGACTATCCTAAGTCACAATACTCAGTTTACTGGGAAGTTGTAAAGACTATTGATGGGACTGGTTATAAGGCTGAGGTAAGGTTTAATCCTTGGGTAGGTGGTGGGACACTTAGTGCTTCAACACTAACATCTCGTGATGTCAACGATCTTCAAGAACAAGTAAATAAACTTATTGTTCAGAAGATGGCAAAGTATAAGGTGGCATAATGGCACTAGCTTATTCAACTACTCTTAGAAATACCCGTCTAGATGCTATTGATGATGCAGCAAACGGTGGTGCCGGTGCTGCTCTTTTACGTATCTATGACGGTACTCGTCCTGCTACAGGTGGTACAGCCACAACTCTTCTAGCCGAACTCACTTTCAGTGATCCGGCTTTTGGTGCTGCTGGTTCTGGTATTATCACTGCTTCTGCTATTACACAAGACTCTAGCGCGAATGCTACAGGTACCGCTACGTGGTTCCGTGTTGTAGATTCCAGCGCTACTTTTGTAATGGATGGTAACGTGGGTACTTCTGGCTCTGATCTTAACATGACTACTACTTCAATTGTAGCAACCCAGCCAGTGTCCTGTTCTTCGTTTGTTATTACTGAGGGCAATCCTTAATGAGCTTTAAAACAACTCGTATTGGCTTTCATCAAGTAGTTCAAGGTGATGTTGTAGTTTCACAACATACTGACCTGAAAGAAGCTTACGAAAAAGTAAGTGGGCTTCCTACAGGTGAGTATTTTGTTATTACAGCAAATGAGCGTATTGCGGTAACGCAGCCTGTGGCTGCTCCTGCCCCAGCTCCAGCACCTAGCCCTGCTCCAGTTCCTCCTCCCCCACCTCCGGCTCCCGCGCCAGCGCCTACACCGGCTCCTGCTCCTGCACCAACTCCGGTGCCTCCGCCAGTAACTGGTAATGCTCTGCTAGACAGTGTTCTAGACTTTGCTGAGACGGCTGCTCGCAATTGGAGCTATGATGGTCACAATGTGGCTTTTGGTGTTGGTGATGCAAGTGGTGGCAATCCTTTCAACGAGAACTTCGGTTACTGGGATTATACCAATACAACCTATGAGCCCTGGCTCTTTGATCGTGCTGGTGCCTGGAAGCTTCTAGCTGAGCTTACTGGCGCTGCTAAGTATGAGCAACAAGCTCAAAGCGATCTAGCTTACTATGAGAGTCGTTTAGATGCCAATGGTATCTTTATGAATAAGACAGGTGAAGAGGATACCAAGTACAGTTATGTACATCCTTGGAGTACCAATCGTGCTAAACAAGATGCTGCCTATGCAGCGGCTCAAGCAGGTTTTCCTGACAACTTCTCACCAACTGCAGGTCTTTGGACTGAACGTGAACTGTGGGTTCGTCTGAACGCTGCTGTCAATTATCATGATGTAAATCCCACTACCGCTGTTCTAGGCAATGCCCAGGCAATGGTAAATCAGTGGGATCAAGTATGTGCTGGTCGTAAGGCTCCTCTGGTAACCTATACACAGCATGAAGGTGGTGGTCCTGGTGGTACTCAGCCAGGGGATCTAGTTACTTCTCCTTGGATGTCTGCACTATATTTCCAGGCAGCTCGCAAGTATATTGCTAAGGTTCCTAGTGCTGCTGCACAGGTTTATCGTCAGGCGTCAGACTACTTTGATTATCTGAATGAACCAGGTACTCGTGGTTTCTATCCTGGTAGCGATGCTCATGCAGAGTTCACTGGCTTAGTATTCCCCGCATACCTAGCTGGTGGTACAACTATTGGTGATGCTGGTCCTGATGAAGGTAACATGGCCCATGCTCTAGACGTAGCTGGTTTCTGTGCTTTTGCTATTAAGGCAAAACAAGCACTAGGTCTTCCTACTACCCTAGCTGCTCAGCGTCTTGCTGAGATGAAGGCAACGGCTGTTCGTGACTTTGAGAATCAGACTCGTACAGCCAATTGGCTACCCAAGTATCGCGTTAATCCTCCACGGAAGTTCAACTGGATGGTTCGTGGTATTTATGAACTAATTCGTAACGAAGGATAAGTTGTGGCAATTACTACACTAGACGGAGTCTTTGCAGGACTTCGTCCTCCAGTTCGATTCTCAAAGGCAGTGACGGCTACTCTAGTAGCAGGCCGTCCTGCTTCGCTATGGCCTCTAGGTGGAACACCAGGAGCTGGCTCACAAGATGCAACTTTAAATGGTGCAGTTCTTTCCTCTAGTACCACAATTCCTAACGGTGCAATTGCTCACTATGACCCAGCTTCTGGGAATAGTTATCTAGCTTATCTAGATGCTATTGCCACACAAGCTGGTCAACTTTTAGTGTTGGATCGTTTGTGGAGCAATGGTGGTTACACAATTACATCTACCGCTGCACAGAACTCGACCACGCCTACATGGCCAAGTCGTTGTCCTACATCTGGTACAGATGACACACCAGCTACAACTGGTTTAGGTGTTATGCTTGCTGTAGAAGTTTCAGCAGCCACAGGCGCTGGTACTCCCACAATTACTATTAGCTATACTAACCAAGCAGGCACTGCTGGTAGAACAGCCACAAACATTCAAGCTACTGTGGCCTCTAGTGCTATTGGTGCTACATACTTCATTGGCTTGCAAGCAGGTGATACAGGCGTTCGTTCAGTACAGTCACTTACTTTAAGTGCTACCTGGACTTCTGGAACTATGAACCTAGTTGCTTATCGAGTGCTTGGTTCACAACCAGTTCAGGCACTTATCCCTGCATCCACTGACTCACTAACTGGTTTGGGCACTCGTATCTATAATGGTACTGTACCTTGGCTTGTATTTATTCCTAACACCACTACAGCAACAATCGTCTCAGGAACTTACATAGAAACACAGGGGTAATTAAATGGCTGGCTCCATCGTTCAACAATGGGGAGCGGAGAATGGAGCAGCAGGAACAACGCTAGCCACAGGTTCCGCTACCGTAACGTCTGGTAACTTCCTAGTTATTCAGACTAACTCCGATACGGCAGTTACGTGTACAGTTACACAGAATGCTGGTACAGCTACAATTGGCACAGTTACTGAACAAACTTCGGTAACAGAAGCCGCAACTTTTGAAACGACAAAGACCTATACCTGTAGTATTACAGGTTCTGGCACTTTAGATTTACTAGCTACCTTTGGTGCTTCTGATGCAAATAGAGAAATCTTTGCATGGGAAATCACTGGAGTATCTAGTTACTTCGGCGCGAATGCACAGACTGATACTGGTAGCAACCCTACCGCAACATGTACAGTAGCTAGTGTAGTTGCTCCCGCTTTTGCGTTCATGCTTTGTATTGACGTACAAGGTGGAACCCCAACAGCAGGTTCTGGTTACACAAGCTTTGGTACTTTCGGTAGTGCTGTTCACTTTGGTAGAGTTCAGTACAAAGCAGTAGCAGCTAATGGTAGCGTTACTGGTAACTTTGGTAATGCAGGTTTTGACAGAACAAACTCTGTTCTAGTTATCTGGAATGAGCCATCTCCTCCAGCTATTACTGTACAACCAGTACAACAAACTGTTGCTAGTGGAGCTACGGCTACTTTCTCAGTTACCGCCACTGGAGCTACAAGCTACCAATGGCAAGTAAACTCTTCAGGTACATGGGCTAACGTAAGTACGGGTTCTGGTGGAACTACAAGTTCCTACACTACTGGTACACTTGGCACCAGTGATATTGGAAGTCTATTTCGCTGTCAGGTAACCAATGCCGCTGGCACAGTAAACACTGCTGAAGTATTTGTGTTCCTTACCAACCAGCCTAGTGCTGGTAAAGGTCAGAATGGTTATGGTTCTGCCTGGGCACGTCGTACGACCCGTCGTACTGGTAATATTCGCTCAAGAACAGTTGGATTTATTCGCACTCGTGCGAATAGAACACCTAGTAAAGATAACAGTGCATTAACGTCAGTCTGGTTTAACTGGTTCTTTCCAGCAGCTACTAGTACTACACCAAATGGTACTTTAGCTAAAACCAACCTTAATGACACAAGTGCTGGTCAAGCTACCACCACTATTGTATCTTCGTTAGCTAGAACAAACACTAACGATACTAGTGCTGTTTCTGTTACCACAACTGTTCTCTCAACACTTGCTCGTACAAATCAGAATGATACTAGCGCAGCGACAGGTAATACCTGGCCTTCTAGTACCCTAGCAAAAACAAATGCTGATGATACTCTAGCAGCTTCTGGTAGTGTTGGTGCTGCAGTTACCTCTACTCTAGCAGTAACGAATACCAATGATACTAGCGCAGTACAAGTTACTACTACGATTGTTAGCTCACTAGCGAGAACCAATCAGAACGATACTTCAGCCGCTAGTGTTAATACAACGGTTGTAACATCTCTTGCTAGAACAAACGCTAATGACACCAGTAGTGGTGTTGGAACAACAACAATTTTAAGCACCCTCGCTGTAACCAATGGTAATGACACAATCAATGCTAGTGGTTCTGTAGGGTCTGCAGTTTCTAGTTCTTTAGCAGTCACTAACGCAAACGATACTCTTTCTAGTACTGGCTCTACTACAATACTCTCCACCCTTACTTTTACAAATCAAAACGATACAAGTTCTATTAGTGGAACAACTTCCCCGAATGCAACACTTTCTAAAACTAATGGTGATGATACTTTAGTAGCCTCAGGAACCTCCGGCTTTCCTGCTGCGGGTATTGGAACCAAACTTCCACTAACAGGAGTAGGCGGATAATGAATGAACAGGAAACAAACCAACTGTCTGAGCGAGAGATGCTCATTGCAAAAGAAGCAGCTAAAATTGCTGTTAAAGAAATCCAAGATTCTTTCTATAAAGAAGTAGGTAAAGGTGTAGTTACAAAACTACTTGTTTGGATTGGGCTAGCTACTGTAGCTTTTTTAGCTGGAAAAGGTTATATCAAGTTCCCATGAGAAAAACTAAATGGCCTGGTAATTGGAAGTATGACTGCCCTCGTTGCAGTTTTACTTTCCCTTCTTCCGACATTCGTAAAGAATGGACGGGCCTATATGTATGTAGAAGTTGCTGGGAACCAAAGCATCCTCAGCTAATGATTAAGATTAGGCCAGAGACTGCTGTGCCTGCTTTTAAGAACCGAGAGTCTATTACAGAGTTTGTACCAGCTAGCTGTGATATTGTTTCTTCTAGTGGCTATGCTGGCTTAGCAGAAGCAGGATGTGCACAAGCAGGTAATGATTCTGTTCCTTACTCTGTTCTTTATGATCTTACAACTAACGGACACGAATAATGGCAACAAGTGGCGTAACTACCAATCAACTCACACGCAATCAATTCATCGAGGCCGCTCTGCGTACCCTCGGTGTTCTTGCTTTAGATCAGACTCCTACTACCACTGAGTACACCAATGCCCTTATTAAACTGAACGCTCTTATTGGAGAGTTCCGTACTAAGGGCCTTATGGTTTGGGATCGTACAACCTACACAATGAGTTTAACAAGTGGAACGTCTTCTTACACTATTGGAACTGGGCAGACTCTCAATACTCCTTATCCTGTCCATTTGCTACAAGCTGTACGTTTGGACTCGACTTCAGAGACTCGCATTCCACTGGAAGTTATTAGTGATTTCAACTATAACCTCCTACCTACTTCAACTAGTGGTGTACCTATTCAAGTAACATATCAGCCTAAAGTCAATTTAGGTGTGATTAAAGTTTGGCCTGAACCAGACTCGTATTCACAGACAAATGTTACCATTCAGTTTACCTACCTACGTCCCATCGAGTACTTCTCTTTGTCTACTGATACTGCAGATTTTCCTGAGGAGTGGGTATCAGCCATCATCTATAATTTGGCTGTTCGTATGGCTCCTGAGTATGGCGTTCCTCTTTCTGATCGTAGTTTGCTCATCAAAGAAGCAGAATCTTATCTACAGACAGCAGAAGACAACTCATTTGAAGACACCTCTCTGTTCTTTCAACCTTCACGTAAACAATAATGGCTTTCACTAAATCGCCTGAGAATTCTACCTACCGCACGGTAGAGATTGAGTTTACAGATACTTCTTGGTATCGGGCTGGATATTCGTCACAGCATCGTGACCCAGAAGTCATTAACATGTTCTTTGATCGTAATTCAAATGAAAACCAAACACGATCAATGGCTATTGTCAAGCGACCAGGACTTTCTACTTCTTCTTTAAATTTACAAAAAGCCGTAGGTTCTAGTAAAATTAATGGGTATTTTCAAGACGACTCTAGTAATTATATTTATTGGTCTACTGATAACAAAGTCTTTTCTTGTAATTTAAATACCAATACGATTACTCAGATTGCTACCATTACTGGTACTGCTACAAGTTATGTAAACTCAGTGGGGTTCTGTTCTTTTCTGACCAGTGCTGGTACTCGATATATTTGTTTTAACAATGGTGCTGAGCTTTGGTATCATGTCGTTGGTTCTGGTACAAGTACTCAAGTAGTTGATGCTGATTATCCTACCAACACTTATCCCACTGTGGTGTTCTTAGATGGTTACTTGTTCGTAATCAAAAAGGACACAGGAGATATTTACAATTCTGATTTAGATACTCCAGCTACCTGGACGGCAGGTAATTATGTTACTGCTGAAATTAATTCAGACCTTGCACTTGCTTTAGCTAAAGTAAAGAATTATTTAGTTTGTTTTGGACGGGAAGGTATTGAGTTCTTCTATGATGGAGCAAACCCAACTGGTTCTCCGCTAAGTCGTAATGAATCTTTCTATAAGTCCGTTACATTGACGAGTAATGTGTGTGCTATTGGTGACTCTTTGTTTTTCTCAGGAAGATTAAAGAACCAAGGACAACGCATCTACGAACTAGAGGGAGAATCATTAAAACCAATCTCAGCTTCGTGGGTAGATCGCTATATTCAAAATAATGGATATAATTCTTTGAACTCTTCTGGTATGTCAGAGCAGCAGGGTTATGGTATTTCATTAAATGGAAACCATTTTTATCTATTCAATATTCCTGCAACTGATATTTTAATGGTATACGATCTTTACAATAAGTTTTGGTATCGTTGGTCTTTAGCTCCTACAAATTCTAGTATTAATCAAGTTCAAGCTATTTGGAACGCAAACGATCTCACACAAGATTATCCTTTTATTGCTATGGGTAACCAGACTTTTATTTCTTCGATGGCTAACAATGTCTTCCAAGACTACACCGAAGATTTTACATGTTCCTATACAACTGCTGATTACACCAGTGATACATTCAACTGGAAGATGTGTTCTAGAGTAGCTTTACTTTGTGACTATCCAAACGCTTCTGGTACTTCCACTGCACAAATTTCTTGGTCAGATGATGATGGTAATACCTTTTCAACTCCTAGAGATTTAACAGTAACAACAAACAACCCTTACATTACTCAATGCGGTAGATTCCGTTCACGTAATTGGAGGATTGAATACTCAGACAATTATCCCTTCCGTATGTGGGGTTTGTCAATGGACCTTAACATAGGAAATGTATAATGGCCGACACAACTTTTATTAATGGCACTGTCATTGAACCTGCTTGGCTTAATGATGTTAATGACGCTGTTTACACATCTCTTCCAGCAGTAAGTACTGATCTTGCTAATTTTGCTTCTGCTGTAAAAGGGGCTGGTCTTGTAGGCTTTAGACCTTCTTTAAACTATGCTGCTGCTACAATTGGGCAAGCATTACGACAGCGTATTTGGTCTATTACAGATTATCCATTTAATGCAGTGGGTGATGATGCTACAGATAATTATGCTGCTATTACAGCGGCACAAACAGCTTTAGCAGCGGCAGGTGGGGGTACACTGCTAATTCCTCGTGGAACATTTAGAATCAATACAGCAATTGCTCGTGTATCTAATGTTGATTACGAAGGTGATGGTTGGTCTTCTATTCTAAAGCCAGTATCTTGTTCAGCTTTTACGTATGGTTATACTACAAGTTTTGGACAGTCACGAACTGCTAATATGTGGATTCAAGGGTCTTCAGGTACAACACAGGTTGGTATTTACCAAGCTGGTACACTGAATAATGCCGACGAACTTTACGGAATTCTAATTCAAGATTGTGCTATCACTGGGTTTAATATTGGTATTAAATTCCGTACAGTGCGCAACGTCTCTATCTTAAACAATTGGGTTCAAGATTGTAACTCTGCTATTCATTTAGTAGGTCAGTGTCTTGTTATCAACATCTTTGGTAATAAGATGGTGTATGCTTCAGGCTCTGGTTCTGGAACACAGTATGCAATCTACACTGATAGTTTTAATTACACTTCAGGAACAGGTATTGTTCGTCCAGAAACGGTTTGTGTACAACGTAATGTAATCTATGGTTATACAAATGGTATTGCATTTACTGGTGTAGTCTTTGGTACTTCAAGAGATAATGATATTCAAGCAACTGGTATTGGTATCTCGTTCTCGACTGCTTCAGCACCTATCACTATTGATTCTAACTACATTCAAATTGCTGGTGCCTCTGCTACCATTGGTATTAACGGTGTAGCTCAAGCTTCTGCCCTTGATACTGGTGTTGTAATTATTAACAATCATATCAATGCTGTCAGCACAACTGCCGGAACTTCTATTGGTATTAAGTTGGGCGATGTATCAAACGGCAATCAAGACAATGTACGGATGGAAAACAACTCATTCTTCGGCTTCACGCTCTACGACATTGCCTTCTACAAGTCAGGTCATATTACAGTACGTGGAAACTCTTGCTACTCGACGGGTGTAACTGCAAGTATTTTCTCTACCGCTCTTGCTGCCAACCGGCCAAGCTATGTATATGAGAACGATTGCTACTCAGTCATTACTGCTGACTCCGCTGACATTGCTTCTAATCTAATTGAGATTGGTAAGAACATTATCAATCAAACAACAATTGATTATGGTAATGTTGGAGACTCTGGTTGGATTACTCCTACTTTTGCCGCAGGTGATTATGTAGGTACTGGTGCTATGACTTGGACTGTTGCCTCTGGTGACGTAGAAGTAATGCGCTATCGTATCCAGGGCAAGACAATGACTGTAAATATAATCTTGACTACTACGACAGTGGGTGGAACAGTTAACTCACCATTAAAGATTAAAATCCCAGCCAGTAAATCAGTAAGTAAACGAGCAATTAATCCTTGCCACATTCTAGATAATGGAACAAGATTGATTGCTTATTTAGAAGTAACACCGACAGATGCTACATATATTAACGTGGCTAAAGCTGATGGTAGCAACTGGACATTATCTACTGATAATACTTATGTCCGTGGTCAGATTGTTTTTGAGATTGTTTAAATGTCAGACGATAGAGGTTGGATTACTTCTGGATTTCTGTCGAAGCATTTAAATACTGACAGAGACTTTAATGAGAACAATGCGGGAATAGGTTACAAATCTAAAGATGGTTGGTTGGGAGGTTACTATCGAAACAGTCTTGACAAAGACTCTTTTTATGGTGGTAAAGAATTCCAAACAGACCCATTGGTAGGAGACAAGTTAAGACTTGCAATTGTCCTAGGACTTGTCTCTGGTTACAACAAAAATGTGATGCCAATGGCTTTACCTGAGATTCTGTATGGAGACAAAAATAATGAAACTGCCCTGGGACTTGTGCCTCCCATCAAAGGTGTGACCCCAGCCACTTTGGCTTTACAGTTCAGAAAGAGATTCTAATGATTGCCCCAGTACCTGACAACAAAGAACTTTCGTTTGTTTGGAAAGATTGGCTTAAAACTATTTGGAAGTTTCTAAACTATCCCATCTTAGAAAGTGATATTGTTTTTACTAATGCTACAAAAGGGATTATCTTAAAAGATACCCAAGCTACTCCTCACTACTGGAGAGTGACAATAGACAATACTGGTAATTTAGTTACCACTGATCTAGGTACTACTTACTCCTAAGGAATAACATGGCACTTAATTTAGCCTTAATGTTTCAGCAAGCAAAAAAAGGTAATCCTGTTGCTGGTACAGCAGAGCAACAAAATATCTATAATGCTCCTCCAAGCAATTGGGGACCCCCAGGCGACATGTCTGATGTACAGCAGCAACAGAATGGTGTGCCACTATGGGCGCAGAACATTTTGGGCATTAATGCTCAATCAATGACACCAGATCAACTTAATCAGCTTAATACTGATTATTCCCAGACACGCACTCGTAATGGCCGTAATTGGACTTATGAGATTAAGGACTCTACTGGTAAATCTCTTGGTACACACCAATACTACGATGCACCCTTTAGTCTAATGAAGGATTTCGTGTTACCTGCTGCTACTATTTGGGGTGGTGGTGCATTACTAGGTGGAGCATTAGGTAGTGCAGGTATTGGAGCAGGTGTTGGTGGTGCTGAGGCAGGTGGTGCTGCATTAGGAAATGGTGCATTTCTTGGTGAGGGGGTTTCTTCCGGAGTAGGTGCCTGGGATGCTGCCGCTGCTAATGCTGGTTTAGGTGGGGCAGGCGCTATTGCTGGAACTAACATTCCACAATTTCAACAACTACCAGGTTATGGTCAACAAGTAGGTGGTGCTTTAGCAAACGCTAGTGGAGCTTCTCCTATGACTGGTGCGGTAAACTCAGCAGCCACTAATCCTGCTTTAATTGATTCAGCTTTACAAACTCCTGGTTATGGAGTTAGCTCTGCTGGTATTGGTGGAGGTCCAGGAACAGGTATTGCTGGTATGTTTGGTGATGCAGTCAATGGTATTAAAAATATTCCAGGAGTAAGCAAAGTGGGTGGAAGTATTGTTAATAATTTACTTGGTTCGGCATTAGGTGGCGGTGGAGTTTCTACCCTTGGTAACTTAGGTAGTTTGTTTACCAACTACAATCAATATAGCCAGAATAAAGATCTCATCGATCAGATTAAGGGAGTCTACTCTCCTGACGGTGCTTATGCTAAAACTCTAGGTGAACAACTAGGTCGCCGAGATGCGCAAGCAGGTCGTAATAGTCAGTATGGGCCACGCCTCACTGAGCTAATGGCTAAACTTGGAGATTCACAAGTACGTGCTTTATCAGGACTCATGGGTAAAGACGGTCCTCTGTCTCAACAACAAGGTGGTCTGAATGGTATGGTGGGTGCTGGTAGTCGCTTGTTTGATAGCATGGGCGGTATGAATGCCTTGGCTAAACTTTTCCAAGAACCTCTAACAAATGACTGGGCTCTTGGTCCTAATGGGGGTCCACAGATGCCCACAGAAGACTTAGACAACTGGGATCTATTCGGAGGTTAATATGGACCTAACAAATCTTTTTCAAGCAGATCCTGCGGCTCAAGAACTTGGGCTAAAGCAGATTGGTGATGAGCGGGCTTATGCAGCCGCTCGTCTGCAAGACCTTTTACAGAAGTCTCAGCAGTCTCAGGAAATGCATCCACTTGAGATGCAACGAGCACGTACTAGTAATGCTATGCAGGAAGCACAGCTTCCAGGGCTTCAAGCACAAAGTTCTTTAAATCAAGATAAAGCTTCTCTTAGCCGTAGAACTCTTCCTCAACAACTGGAAGAAGCCTTTGCTAAACACAAGGGAACAATGTCAGACATTCAACTTAAAGAGATTACCAATGCTGGTCAGCGTTATGGTCAAGTTGGTGCTCTACTAGGTTCTATCCCTGGTCCTGCTCGTGCTGCTGCAGCTAAGCAACTACTTGGTGATTTATATCGTCCTGAGTTTGACCAGTACAACCCTAATGACTTGGCTGACACTGTTTCTACCATTGGTGAATGGATGACCAAGGCAGGTACCAAGTTCCAACTAGCAGATCAAAAGAGTGATACTGCTCGTGCTCTGGAAGCTGAGAAAACTCGTAGGGCTTTAGAGCTACAACAACTTAAGAATGCTGCAAACGAACGTATTGCTAAGCTTAAGGATGATGCTCTAAAGACTAAAGATCCTAAGAAGTTTGAGGAACTTGCTGTACGGCATAAGATGGCTGCTGAAGCTGCTGACAGTTCAGAAGAAGCACGTAAGCATATGGAACAAGCTGCCATGGCTCTTGAGGCTGCTAAGTTGCTACGTCCTATGGACAATACTAAGCCACAACTCTCTCCAGATGTAGCTCCTGGTGTTTTAAAAGCACCTCCAGCACGAGAGAATCCTTTATCTCCTAACGCAGCTAAACCTGATCCACTAGGAATCCGTTAATGGACTTTAAACAAATTCGACAGAAGTACTCAGACTATGATGATATGTCTGACGAAGATTTTGCGCAGGCCTTTCATAAGAAGTTTTATTCAGACATTCCTTTTGAACAGTTTGCCAGTAAAGTAGGATTTACCAAGGGGGGCGAAAGCCCCTCTGGTCCGTCTGCTTTAGACAAGGTTATGGGTGTAGGAGAAACAGCCCTATCTCTAGGTAGTGGTATGCTTGCTGGTATTCCAGCCGCTATTGGTGCAGGTCTTTCTGTTGCTAATGATTTTGGTGCTGGTCGTGAACCTCAGTTTAAGAAGCCCTTTGAAGATATTGCCCACACCCTTACCTATCAACCCCAGACAGAACTAGGTAAAGAATATACAGAGGGAGCCGCTCAATCTGGTTTCATGCAGAGCTTAAACGCTCTAGGAGCTGTTGTACATACCTTACCTCCCGCACGTACGGCACCTAGTATTAGAAGCTATGGTGCCCGTTCTACGAGCCCTGTAGATCTTGCTATTGCAGAAGCACAGGCTAAGAAGAATCAGCCACAACCTAAACCTGTAGAAGTACCTGAAGGTGCTCGTTTACAGCAAGAGCTTTTCAATCGTGACGGTTCTATTCCAGAGCCTCCTAAGGTTGACACAACTCCTCAAATGGAACTGCCCTTCTCGGCAGGGCCAGAGGAAATCTTACGTGAGCAATATCCCAAGCAAACACAGCGGGATATGTTTGTTGAACAAGACCTAGCTGCTCGTGCTAAGGATCCTGTTCTAGAACAAAGAGCCGCAGAAACGCAAAAAGCCGCTGAGGTAGACCAAGCATATGCCCAAAGGGCACAGCAGGAAAACCTAGCGGCTCGTGTGGAAGAACTGAAACAAAAACTAGAGGCTCCTCGTAGGGGTCCTCGTGGGCAGCGTGGTGCTATTGATACTGAAGCTGTCATTGAAATGGGCTCCCTCTTTAAGAAGGGTGCTGCTACTGCTATGGATGTTCTCCGTTCCTTTAAGGGAGCGTTTACAGAGAATGAACATGGCCTAGCTATGAAAAGTGTTACCAATCCTAAGAGCTTAGATACAGTAGCTCTTATGACTCCTGAAGAGTTTCATCAACTGGCTTCTGGTCGTACTCCTGCAGAACTCAATGCTTCTTATACTCCTCGGTTACATGAATCTATTCGTGAAGGACTAAAGAGTAAAGGTGGCCTATGGGAAATGCCCTATCTACGTGTAGATGATGCTGGTCAGGTCACTGCCCATGAAGGTCGTCATCGCATGGATGTATTCAAGGAACAAGGTATTGATCTTGTACCTGTACGTCTACGTAAGCAAGCAGGTAAAGGCTGGGGTGAAGCTGAGCGTCCTATGACGATTATTCCCCAGGACTTTCAAAAGAGCCCTGGTTCTGTTAAGGCTGTGGCAGCCCTTCCTTTCCCCGAAACACTCCATCAACCAAAGGCTGTACAGCTTCCTAGAAGCCAACGAGGTGCTCTTGACTTTGGCAAGCCTGCTCCTGAAAAGGCTAAGGTAGTTGATGATCTTCTAAAGACAAAGCTTTACCAAGAAACCACAGATCCTAAGACTGTTGTTAAGGATGCTCTTGCTGAAGGCAAGGATGGCTCTGGTTCTATTCTCATGTCTGCCGGTGGTACTTTAGAAGGTGCTAAGCGTAACAGTGCTCTTATCAAGGGCGGTGTTCGTATTGTACAGCGTCTAAAGAACATTGCAGAAGACAAGATCCGTACCTCTGTATTCCCTGTGGAGTCTCGTCTACGTAAGCTTAGCTCTGCTGAGTTACAAGATCTTGCTAAGGTAATGAAGAGTGAGATGTTTGACAATGCTGCTGTTCCTATGGATCGGCTTGCAGAGATCTTCTCTGAGAAACAACTTGCTGCCTACAGTGAAATGCGTCGTATGTTCAAAGATGCTTTGGACACACAGAATGAAGCACGTACTAAGCAAGGACTAGACCCCATCACAGCACAAGAGGCTTATCTAAGCTCTCGTTGGAGAGGTGACTTCCGTCGCGCTATTTATGACGGAAAAGGTAAGCTTGTTTGGTATTTGGCAGCAGAAACGAAAAAGGGCCTGGACACTCAAGCCCAAGCCCTTTTAAAGAAGTTCCCTGATTTAGCAGGTGGAGAACATGTTGACCATGTAACTCGCTCTGCTGGTAAGGATACTTTACAATCGTTGTATACTACAATGCTAGATGTTCTGGGTCGTGATGATCCTAAGGTACAGCAGGTAAAGCAATGGGTTGAAGATCAAACTCGCATGGAAGCTGAGGGTGCTCTAGCACAAACAAAGCACTTCGAGAAGAAAGCTAACATCCGCGGCTTCATTGGTGATCGTCCAAGCAACACAATGTTTGGTAAACTCGATCCCAAGAAAGAAGCCTTGGCTATGTTCCAAGAGCAAATCAATTATGCTAAGAATGCTCATAAGTGGGCTGGCTTACAAGAAGCTGGTTCACAACTTAAGCAGATCTTTAGCGATGCAGACTTGCAAACACAACAGCCAAAGAATATGCAGTATCTACGTGAGTACTACCTAGACCAAGTTGGTATGGGTACTGCTAAAGTAGTTAGACATATTGAGGATGCTTTCAAGGAAACAGGTATTAGTCCTACTGCTGTTGAAGGTGGTATTAACTCTGTTAAGAGTCTTTGGATTTCACAGAAGCTTGTCGCATCTGCTGGCTTCATGCTGTCTAACGTGATTCAGGCTGGTAACATGCTGCCCCACTTGATAGACCTTCAACGTACTTACAAAGGTAACCCACTAGCCCTGCCTGCTGCCCTCATCTCTGGTTTTGCTGAGGGTATGCTTATGGCTACTGGTCACCTTACTGGCACCGCCAAAGAAATGATTAACAGTGCCAAGTACCGTCCAGGGGACAGCTTATTTTCCGCACGCGCAATGAAGTATGCTGAGGACAACTCTGTTATTGCTCGTTCTATTTATGATGAAGCTCCTATTGAAAGTTCTTTCAGCAAGATAGGTCGTGTAGCCAATACACTTGGTAAGACCATCTCCATGCCAGAAGCATTTCTACGTAGCATTGTTTATATGACCTATGTGAACATGCTTAAGTATGGTGGTAAGCTTGCCAACGATATGGAAATCTTCCGTATTGCTGAGGAGAAGACCAACATCTCTATGGGTGATTATCGCACAGGTGAGCGGGCAATGATCTTTAGTAAGCTTGGTACTGCTGGTTCAGCAATTAACTTGCTACAGACATATCCAATGAACTACTATAACCAATGGAGTTGGGCTGCTCGTGAAACTATGAGAGGCAACCCAGCACCCGCTGCAGCTATGTTTGCCGTACAGGCTACTGCTGCAGGTGTTATGGGCATCCCTGGTTTCCAGGATACAGATAAGCTTTGGAACGCAATTAAAAATACTTTAGCCGACCATTCACCGAAAGCATGGAATGCTGTTAAGGACATTGACCTAAAGAGCTTTGTTCTCAATAACTTTGGCGAAGCGGGTCTTTATGGGGCCGTGTCGAAAGCAACTGGAGTTTCTGTGACTTCGAGAGCGGCTGCACCGGCAGGATCTGATATGTTACAGAATCCTCTTGCTCCTGTAACCGATCTAGGTAAGCAGCTTGGTAATATTTCTTCAGCTTTGCTTTCTCCTGCTGATAAGCAAAAGAGTGCTCAAGCTCTGCTTGGTTCTGCACCTGTTGGACTGCAAGGCTATCTTGAAACTGGTCCGCTACGGGAACAGACATCTGTTGAGCGGAATGGCCAGCGTTTGTATGGAAAAACCACTGATCTGGCAGCACGTGATGGTCAGTATTCCAGGACACCGTCTGAGGAGAAGTTGCGGTCGTTTGGGCTGAGGTCCCAGAAAGAAACGTTGGAAAAAGACTTAGCATATAAAACTCGTAGTAAGGATGTACAAGCAGCTACTGTTGCAAGTAAACTACCTGATAGGGTTTATAATGAGGTTAGAAAAGGAAACGTGGAGGAAGCTCGTGTTTACATTCGTATGTACGCAGAAATTACAGGGAAACCAATGACAGAGGATATGTTCCAAAGTCGTGTAATGGATGAGTATACAACTAGTGCAGAGAAGGCTGCTATTAAAGCTAAAACTCTACCTGGGATTGTTGCTATTAAACAACTCCGTGATTTACTAAAGGAACAAAATGCTGGTCAGTAAACAACAACTTGCGTGGATTTATAAGGAAGCCGATCCTAAGCTTATAGACCGGTTTCTCGATCCCATAAACAAGACTCTTGACGAATTTGAGATAAACACTCCTCAACGGATTCGCATGTTCCTTGCCCAGATTGGGCACGAGTCGGGCCAACTTCGTTATCGGAAAGAGTTAGCGTCAGGTGAAGCTTACGAGGGTCGAAAAGACTTGGGAAACACAAAACCTGGAGATGGCGTTCGCTATAAGGGTAGAGGTTTGATTCAAATAACTGGAAGGAACAATTACGGACTTGCCTCACTAGCTCTGGGCTTACCTTTGTTAGAAAAGCCAGAGTTATTAGAAGAAGATTTGAATGCGTGTCGCTCTGCAGGATGGTTCTGGTATAAGAGTAATCTAAATGCATTGGCAGACATGGGTCGCTTCGAAACCATAACTCGACGTATTAATGGTGGTATGAATGGTTACTCCGATCGTTATAAGCTTTATCAACGTGCTTTTGAGATTGTTAAATAATGGATGATTTTCTAGAAAGAATGTTTGCTGCAAGCGAAGGTAAGAATGCTGCTAATTTTATGCAGCAACTTGCTAAACGTAATATTTCTTTTAAACCAGATCGAGAGAATTTAGGTTGGGTTAACTCAGATGAGCCTAATACAATTAACCTAAATGATTTGTACAATCCTTCTGGAAAAATAGCATCTCCTCAAATGCTAACAAACAATCCTCGTAAAGCTTTGGGCACAGCACTTCATGAAATGTTTCACTCACAAGACTTTATGTCTTCACGTACTGTAGGAGAATATAACCGTAGAGTCGATGGGGCAGTTCATGAGTTTACTAGTGAACTTGCTAGACAGGGAGTAACCAAAGGAAATCGTTGGACACCAGACTATAGCCCTTATACAGAATCTAAAACACGTCTTCGTCAAGAAGATATGCAACTCCCTCAAGGACAGAGTATCTTAGACAAACGTGAGGTTCAAAGTATTATGGAGGATGCTTATAAAAAATATCACCGTCCTGGCTGGCCTGGAGAACCTACGTTTGAAGGTTATAAGAAAGGTATTCAACAAGGGTTGTATCCAGAACAACGATGGATTGAACCAAGAGACCCAACTATAAAAGAACAACTCTCAGATGCTTGGGATAAACTCAAGGATGTGTTTAACTAATAAAAAGGGCCGCTTTCGCGGCCCTTTTCTTTTGTTTACAAACTTTGTGTTGGCTTAAATACTTGAGCCGGAATAGCAGAGCCATCGCCGTCAAACCAACCAATGGAAACCACAGGTGCTTGGTCACTAATCTTCCAACAACCAGTTAGCTTATCTACCTTGTTAGGGGCAATATACTTAGCTACCTTAGCACCACTCTGACAAGGACCTACGTCCTGAGTGAGAATAACAATGGCACCATTAGGTGCAGTAGCTTGTAAGGTTGTAGGTTGAGCAAAACTAGTCGTTGCAACCACACTTAAAAATAAACCAATTAAATATTTCATTTAAACTCCATCATCAACCCAATCAGATCCCCAATTGGATTCTTTAGGCTCTACAAAAACAGGCAATCTAAAACTTAGATTGCGTTGTGCCCATTTAATACCCTGTTCACTTAATAGTACGCCCATCTCATCATAGGACTCTACAGTGACACTATCTAACCTAATTCCTACTACTTTTTGGCCGATTGTGATATGCCTTGTAATAGTTTCATTTTCTCGATTACGATAGGTAATCTTCATACACCACAACTCCCTCCCCTTCCTGTGATATCGCAGATATCTACAATCTCGTCGTAAACGGCATCCTTATGTTTAATGGCCTCTTCGTAAGGCACACTTGTTAGGGGTTGACCTCCTCGACTTCCGTCAGGGTAACATGTAAACCCTCGTAGTCTTGGCGCGTAATGCGCAAGTGTTGAGACAAACTCGCCCAGACGTGCCTCACAATTAGCCTCCGAGCCCCAAGAAGGGAGGTTAATGGTGCTGCTGATCGACATGTCAGTGTAATCTTGTATGTCCGCCTGGAATTTGATTCTTGCTTCATAGTTGTTGGATAAATCTAATGCACTTGTAATGTTTTCCGGCTTTACGGAGTATCGGTTGATGAGATCTTGGGCTGTTGGGTCAACGACAAATTGGTACTTCCACTTGGTCCCTTCTGTGAGAAACCTTCGCTTATATGCAACCGCAAATAATGGTTCAATACCTGTAGTCGTCCCAGCGAGAATACCAATACTGCCTGTGGGGGCGATTGCTCGATATGCGACAGGACGTGAGATATAGAAGCGATCGCAATGCTCGTTTGCACTTGATTCAGATTCACTTTCATATACCTTTAACCATTCGTGGAGTTCTGGGGTAACTTCGTATTTTTGTCCTCGTTGGAGGAGCCATTCGTGGATACCCATAAGGCCAAGTCCCAGTCTCCGGTTCTTTTCCCTAACCTTGTATACTTTATCGTATGGGAGGTCAGCCCTAAGCGTACCACAGACCAGGAATTTGGACGCGAGGTGAACGACACTTTTGAACTCATCCAAAGTTTGAATAGCGCCAAGATTAATTGACCCAAGATTGCAAACGTCAGAATCATCTTCTGATGTAACTTCGGTGCAGGCATTTCTAAGTGTTTCATTCTGTTTCTTACCAAAGTTAAAGCTAAACCCCGGCTCTCCAGTCATCATGGCTTGGAGAGCATTTTGTTTAAAGACAGGGTTGTTTTCTAAACCACCAACTAAAGCAGCGTCATCATAGTTCACTGAGATATTTGTCATATCTAGTGGACCAGGGAAGTTAAAGTCTTTTAGCTTTTGTTCTCGAACCACCTCGGACCAATTTTTTGCTGTAAGAAACGCAGAGATGTCCTCATGTTGCCAGTTAAGGCTTGCATATATAGCACTTCTTCGCGAACCCCCTTGCATGACATTTCGCCCGATTTCATTAATCGCATACATAAGAGGGATAGGTCCTGAAGCAGTTCCTCCTGTTCGACTAAGTGCTTTTCCAGAAGGTCGAAGTCGCGAATAGTCAATCCCAATACCTCCACCAGTCATTAAACAACTCATTGCTCGCCATGTTACAGCACTCCACTCTTCTCGTGTGTCTTCTTCTGCTCTAAGTAAAAAACAATTGTTAAAAGCATGAAACGGCCTTCCAGCATAGTAAAGATAACGTCCGCCAGCTAGAAATTTAAAAGTTTTCATGTAATGGATCAGTTGACTCATGTCTTCTTTAGACATAATAGGAGTTTTAGTACCTCCCATAGTCCCACACACATCATCCACTAATCGTTCACACAATTTACTCCACGTATCTCCGGGACCCTGGGCATATTTAAAACGAAATACATTTTCTCCAAATTGATTTCTAAATTCTGAGGTCATTTATGCCTTGTTAAATAATCTAAAGCTAGTTGAGCTTCTTTTTGTTTAATAAATAAGTGTGGTAATAAAACATGAATCAATAGTACAGCTTCCTGTTTTCGCCAATACAATTTATAAGCACTTTTAGTAGCTTTATGCTGGCCAGCTTTTAAATGCTCATATAATTTACCACCGTACTTTTTTTGTATGTTTTCTAGTAATTGTTTTCCCACATCCCCTGATTGAGATACACAAACTTTACAATTTGGATATTCTTTTCCACTACTTTTTTTAATTTGTTTTCCTAAATGGAAAGTTCCCTCTCCATCAAAAAACCCTGCAAGATATTCAGGAGTCATTCATAAGTGCCTTCCAGCTATATTTAAAGTGTTCGGGTACTAACCCTTCAATCTTGTGTGCTACCTCTTGTGTTTCTAATTGAGCGTGTGGATCAAGTCGTAGTTTACAAACACGAGCAAAAGCAGCTAAGCTACCTGACCAAATCCACTCGGTCATTGTATTTTGAGGAAGTACCATACGAGCTTGTTCAGGTGCTACACCATGTTGTAGTAGTTCAATGTAGCAGCCTAGTGCTCGATCTTGTGCCATCCTAACATACATATCAATATCCATATCTGGCTGCTCAGATGGAATAATACCAGAACTACCCTGTTTAGCGTTTACTGGCTTTCCACGCCACACTTCAGGAAACCAAAACTCAGGTTCATCATCTACATAACGACGGCTAACTTCATTCCAAGCCAAGCCCACTTGATGCTTAACCAATTGTCGAGCAACAAAAATAGGGGCCTTAATACGGAATGAGAGAAAGGCATGAGCGAAAGGAGTCCAGTGACCATGCTTAGCAAGATAATTAATGAGTTTTTCATCGCCGTCTTGAAACTTTTCATGAAATTTGTGGAAACTAACTCGTGCTGCGTTAACGATGGATAGGTCGGAACCCATCGAGTCCACCAACTCCACGCTCATCGGTGATATCTTCATTTAAGAATACCTCTTAGGTTAACATCGTTCTGTTCATCGAGGTATTCTTGCTCATCAATAAAACGATCCTTATTAGGATCATGCTTTATTGACTCGAACTCCTTGATTTGTTGCTCTGCTTCTTTCTCTTCCGCTACACGTTCAATGTAGCGTTTCTTTCCACGAGTTGACTCGTTTTCTTTCTCGCGGTTAGTTTTCTGTTTCATCGCACTGCGTCTTTAAAATCGTCTTCTTGTTCTTTAATGTAGTCTTCAAGGGCATCAACAAGCTCCATTGTTTCCCAACCTAAGATATCAAGGATTTCTTCTACAGACAGTTCAGCAGCGATGAGGTCTTTCAGTTCCTCAAAGCTATTATGCATAATCAATTTCCTTTACGGGAATATCATAGGCGTTAGCAAACTTAATTTCTTCTGCTACACCATATGATGTATCCCATCCTGGTAGTTTATAAACCCACAGTTCATCACAGTAGGCTAAGATTCCAAAGTCTTGTTTAAGCCAAAATTCACCACTCTTAGGATGCCAACCAGCCTCTACTTCAATAGAGTGGCTGTGAGCAATAGGAGAAAACACGGTATAACCTTCCTCCATAAGCTCAGCAGCCTTTAGGCAAGCTAACCGATAGGCTTCTTCACGACTACCCTTGAACCCTGTGTAGGGCGTGGCTAAATAAATTAATTTATCCGCCATGAAAGGTATCCCGTTCTTGTTTACTCATTACCCATTGTTCAGTGACCTTGTTTAGTTCTTGCCAAAAATCACTAGGGGGACGGTAGGTATCCCGATTGTATTCAGCCACTTTAGGTGCGTCAGAAAGTCGCTTTGTAGCTCGTTCAAGTTCTGGGTAAGCAGGCTTACCTTCATTAAAAGATACAGGGTCAAGAGTAGGTGACTCAAGCTCAATAAGCTTTTCAAGAAAGTGAATAGCTTTCTGAATGTCGGCGATACCGCCTTTGTTACGCCATCGTGTAATGTACTTGATTGCACTGCCTTCAAAGTATCCTAGGTTGTTAGCATGAACGTATGTCCAAGGTTGAATAGACATTTCTTTATAATGATTACCTGAAATCTGCTTATCATCTGCTTTCATATTAACTTCCATATTTAGTTTTAAGATACTTCAAAGACACTGGCATCAGGTCAAAGACACCATCTTGGACTTCATGACACATCAGGATTCCGCGCCAGTGTTTGTTTCCTTGTGGTCCCAGATAATCTTCGTCATGTTCATAACACGAACCGGCAATAATCGCAGTGATAGGAGATCCATCGGCTCGATTTCCCATTGCAATCTGAAGACCTTGCTGGTGTCCGGCAATGCAAGATTGATGCTTTTTAGCCAGCATTGTAGCAGCAGATGAACAAGGACGACCAAGGGCACCTGAAGTAAAATAATGACTGTAAGCAATACCGTCAATAACAACAACTTCAAGGTATGGAAATACTTCCCAATCTTTTTCATATTCCAGATCATTGAGTGAAAGAACACCTTCAAGCTTAGCGTCAGAGTTTACAGCCCTTGTAATACGATCCTCATGATTCCCTAGGGTGAGCACCATACGCGGTTTGTATTGCTTCTGTTTGTTTAGCTTCGCTTGTTTGTTAAACTCTTTAATAGGTCCAAGAAGCGCCTGCATTGCTTCTTTTGCAGCAGCCACGTCTTTAGTGTATCGCTTGCCTTCGAATGCCTTTTTTCCCACGTCGTAGGAAGATAGGCTAGGCATATCAGCAAAATCACCACCACAAACCACCACATCTGGCTGTTTGCGGGCAATATAACGCCCAATAGACTTGAGGAAATCGCTATTGTCGCCATCACGAAATTGTACATCTGGTATGTATAAATGAGTTTTAGTCATCCATTTCCTCTTCCTCATCGTCTTCATCAGAATCTAAATCTGTGTCATCATACTGAGGATCATTTTCGATCTTAAAGGGTAGAGCACCATTTTGCATTAGATACATAAGTCCTACCTTAATTACGTAGTCGGCTTCTTCTTGCGAGAGCGTGCCTTTGAATTTAACGGTGCCTTGCGGGGTTTCGATTGTCTTTTCAACTTCGATTGTAAGTTCTCCTCTGAGGTTTTTAGTTTATGACACGCCGTGCAGAGGACTTGGAGGTTGTCTCGGTCACAGAAGAGTCGTTCAATGAATACATCCCAAGTCTCGAACCCTCTGGAGGGATCAACAACAGGGATTCGATGATCGACCTGTACGTCCTTACTCGGGAAATCATTTCCACAAGAGGCACACAAGTAGTGTTGTCCAAGTCTTTTTGTCTTCGGGTTAATCTTTTTCTCTGTCTTGGCGTCATTGAGGGTTTCATATTTAGGAGGCCATTTACGAGTGGCTGCTCTTAGAGCATTGGTAATGAAAGCTCGTCGTCTTCCTTCTGTCCAGGTGGTTGCCATTTGTCTCCTTCACGTCTCAGTAGATAGAGACAGCGGGCATTACGATGAATAATTTGTTCTAGATACTCCCATCCAAAAGGATTACCAAAAGAATCTTCATAAACACTACAAACATATTTATACATGCTTAACTCATCTGTCATTGAATCAATTGGATCAAGAAGTCTCTGAACAAATTTGGGCACTGAACCGCGTATTTTTCCATCAAACGCTGGAATTCCGTCGCTTCCATCTCCTGTAATGAGTTGCTTGTAGAAGCATCTAAGAGCATCGAATGGGCTAACAAATCGCTCAATTCCTTTAACGAAATCGTAGTGATACCCGGGGATTTGTAGTAGGTCCTTGTCAATGGAGGCAATAACCGAACTTGTGCCCGCAGCCACTTGTTCAATTGCAAGTTCGTCGTCAGCTTCATATCCGTCTGTAATTGTAGCCTTCCATTCAGTGACAAGAAACTCTTTGGTAGCTTCTAGATGCTCAGGGCGGGGTTTATCTTTACGGTGTGCTTTATACTCAGGGAAAATGGTGTACCTAAAGTTGTTAGCACCAGATAAGAACACTTTATAGTTGGTCGCATTTGTCTCATGTAGAATGCGGCGCATCAACTCATCTGTTCTTACCAGGGCAATGTCTTTAGGCAACCCATTGGCTGTAGCAGCACATCGGTAGCAAACGATGTCCCCGTCTACGAGGCAAAGTTCTTTCATTATTTTATTTCTGGGCGAAGTATTGATGAAGAAACGTTGCAAACCCATCTACAAAAACTTCATCATGTTGGTCACTTGGTTTACCCATTGAGTAAAGAATACAATGAACAAGTTCATGACAAAAAGTTTGTTCTTTAATTTGCCTTGGTAAACTCTTTAAAAGCCTTACTTTAGCTTCTTGAGGATAGGAGGCGCCTAGAGCCCCAAGAAGTTGGTCAGCAGTTTCTACTGACCAAGTAGTTCCCCCAAGAACAAACTCTTGGGGAATTTTCATTTGGTAATGCTAAAACCGAAAGCTGTGTAGTCGTCATTGTACTTGCCGACTAGCTTGGTAACTACACGACGAACATGCTTACGTGCATCTTCATAGGTAGAAAACTTCTTGGTGTTAAAGCGACGACCAAAGCGCATAATCTTATAACACATTATTGTACATCCTCAAAATCATTTGGCATATCAATCAATGCCGTTTGTTTAACAGCTTCCTGAGCGAATACCCAGTCAGTGAACGTTTGCGCAAGCGAAAAGATTTCCTCTGTCTTGGGTGGTGTTTTTGCACCAACACCAAGTACTGCGACAGCGTTACTAAGCGAACTTTGCTTGACAATGTACACCTGCTTTTTCGCACGTTCTTCAGGCGTTTCATAGGTACTCTTAGGGGTAGGATTTGCTTTACTAGCCACAACAGTCTCTGCAGTTGTACCAGGAGGTGCTTGGGTGGCCTTTAGCCAGTCCCAATAACCACTCTGTTGATTCTTCTCACTCACAACGGTGAATACATCACCTTGATTGGCACCTGCCAGCACCTTATGTGCGTCGGCTGTAGTGCCGAAAGGCATTAGCTTTTTAGATTCAAGCTTACCAGTACCAAGATTTTTAAACGCTAGTTCTAACGCCACATATGGCTTCCCGCCAGAAGTGGTCTTGGTCTGCTTGTCTACCTGAACGATTTGGATTTGAATTTCCATATTTCCTTTGAAATAAAATTTTAAGAAAGAGAAAAGTTTCTCTACAATTATTATACCATACTTAGTTAGTAGAGTCAACAATCGTTACGATTAATTTTCTCCATGTCTTTCATGTTTTGCCCGTATTTAACCTCACAGGCTAGAGGAACCTTCCAATCGTACCCAAAGGCACGCTTAATGTTTAGCTGTAAATCATCGAACACCTGATGGAACAGATTGGTAATCGTCATCAGGAGATAGGACGGGGCATCCACTACGATTGAATCGTGCACTGAACTCACTAATAACACTAGCTTGTCCAGGTTCATTTGCTTCAATCGTTTGTAGAACGTCACTCGTGCAATTGTCATTACATCCGCACCCGTTCCCTGCACAGGGTAGTTGCTTAACACTGTCCATGGTATCTTTAGCTCTCCATAATCATTGCGTTTCATTTCAACAGGCCAGAAGCGCCCCAAAGGACCTACAATTGGCCTACCTGCTACAACTTCTTCAGCCCACCTTTTATGCGTTGCATCAAGCCCATAGTATTTTTTGAAAAACTTCTCGTTAACATCATCCCAATAAGATGGGCTACTGCTAACATGCATAAAAGAATTGTCATTAGCAAAACTCCAACCACTTCCACGAAAAATAGTGCGGAAAAGGTAGATCTTTGCGATAAGCCGCGACGGTAGTTCAAAAGCGATTTGGTTTTTACTATGTGTATCCTCCTTGTTTAAGATCTCTTGAAGGCCAACAGTATCTTGGCTAAGCTCAACTGCAGTACGCCACTCCAATTGACTTGCGTCTGCCTGAATAAGCATTACTTACCAAGATCTTTCTGAATTTGCTCTAAGATTGTAAGAAGAAGAAGCTGATATGTTTTAGGATCTTCTTTCTTCATGTCATTGAGCCATGCTACGATTTCTTGTTTAGTCATTGTACCTTGTAATGAAAATGTCGAGGCAGTCGGACGCGAAGTTTTGAAGGTTCTTTTATGTTCAGTAGTGGTCGTTAAACACTACCCGTTTGTACAGCTACACATTCCTGTGTAGAACAGACTATATCATCACGCCTAAAAGGCGTGCCATACGTTTCCACCCACTTGAGTGTACTCTCTTTCGAGATAGTCGTTGCACCCTTCAATGCTCTATGTAGTCTTTGATGATCTGACATAAGTAGCAACACTAAATTATCAAACGAATTATTTTCTGGATTATGGTCACAGTGATGTACGTTCCATCCTTTGGGAATTTCTGTCAGTCCCAAATGTTTACATACAACAATATGATGAACGAAAACATGTTTTGAATGCTTACGTCCTGTATACCAAGCTGGTTTTAACTGCATAAAGTAGCCTTTGTTGTCGCCAACAATACCTACAAAATTATGATGTTCTTCTCCAACTTTTCCAAACATAGGATTTTTATTTCCTTGTTTAGAAGCACTATAGTTTTTAACTTTACGTGCTTTACGAAACTCTTTTGAATAGTTTCTTTTAGTATATTTCCAAACTTTATTTAACCCAATGTTTAGTTTGTCTGCTATTGTTTGCAGAGACATTGAGGTTTCTTCGTAATAATATTTAATGTCCATATGTACCTCTTATGGTATACTGGTTGATTTGGCTCAGGATTACCCGGTCTGGGCTTCCCCTGAATTAATATGGTTTTATAACCCCTATTTAGTTAAGGGTTGCTGGAAGAAAGCCGCCCGGTTGCAGCGACGCACTGATTGAATTGTCCATGTACCATTCCTTTAGACCAGTTTAATTCTCTGGCTTTTTCAGGGAGTCCTTTGTAATATGTTGAATTGAGTTTATCCAGCTCAGCCAGCCGAAGTAAAGGACCAACGAATTTCTTAGCATTCGGTCCTTTAAGCTTTCGTAAAGTTCCTTCATCTGTTTTAAAGAAGCCTTCCTTTTTAAGAGCGCTGCCCTTAATAGGTTCCACAAGTCTAGGAAGAACATGTTGTTTCTCTACTTTCTTGAATTTAGCTTTACCGTTTTTGTAGAAACCTACGTGCTCAGTAACTTCATAAGGGATGGACCCCCCATATAACCAGCAAGAAAGCTGATCGCCGCTACCAAAGTTAATGTTAATGTCCGGATAAAGGCTAGCCAAATTGGCTCGGATTGTTTCCAACTCTGTCTCAATCTCTTTCGCACGTTTGTCACATAGTTGTTCGTCGTATACCTGGCCATTGGCCTCCATTTCTAGAAGAACTAAAAGATCTTCACATTGTAGTTTAAAGAGTCTTAGGAGTTTAGGATTCTCCGCGAATCTTTCTTTTTGCTTAAGGTAGCATTGATAGGTGAGTTCAATGTCCCGCTTACAATATCTGGAAAGTACGTCTGGAGGTATTGCGTCAGTATCGATTCCTTTGCCCCAGTACTCATGTTCGATAGTGCTGTCTTTATCACCGAGACCGTATTGATTGGCGACGCCTTCAAGAGAAGGATAGCGTATAGTTTGTCCAGAGAGGATAAACTCTGCCAATTGGACATCCCAAATGAGTCTTGGCATTTGACAACCAACTCGGCGTGTCCAATGTAAATCGAATTTAAGATTGAAACCCACGACAAGTAGCCCCATGTCGAGGGAGGCCCATTCATCAGGGACGAAGGAGCATTGTTCAGTGTTATTGCCATATTTATAGCCTAAGCAAACAGGTTTGTTAGAAGGATCCGAATAGGACCCCTTGTTCCTCGTAGTTACTTCCCAATCCAGTACAAGTGTATTCTGGGTATTTATCGATAATCCTTTCTACATAGCTTTGCTTACAGTTGGGTTTGAAGGTAAGAATCTTTAGACTTGCGTCTAAAAGAAACTCATTAGGAATTACAAGACCTGCCCGTGTAAGCCATACTTTGGACAGGTTGACACCAAAGTCGTCAATGATAATGCTACGTGGGTCTTCCTTGGTTTCAATGAGTTGAATGGGAAGAGTTACATTGTTGTAAAACACCTTGGAGTAAAAGACCTGAAACTCACTATTGTCATAAGCCTTATCATACTTTGCTTCTACAGTAAACAACTGCTTTACTACAGAGTCAGGTAGTTTACCTTTGTAGAAGATATCAATGTCCTTAACAGGCTTATCTAGCAGCATGTCGCGGATCGCACCACCTGCTACAACAGGTTCTACAAACTGCTCTAGCTTACCAAGAATCTCCTGATATTTCTCTACTGTTTCAATGTCAAAGTTCATTTTAAGTCTTTGTATCGAGCACACTCTGGATCGATGAGCACTTCCCACTTGCCGTGGCGCATTTTAGGATCACTGTCTTCATCTCCATGAAGTTTGTTTTTACTTAGGTGAAAGAACCGTACATTTTCCCATCCTGTGTCATGAATTGTACCACCGCCGAGAATCCAATCGGCTTCTGCTTGCTTACTTGTCTTAGCATTGGCTACGTTATTCATGGTGAGCCATTTCTGGTTCTCACCTGTAGCGTCCGCCTGACAAATACCAATAACTGCACAGAACTTCTTTGCAAGCTCACGTGCCCAAATATAAATGGCACCTAGCTGTAGGTCATTACGATCTGTGTCAAAGCCCTGAATCTTATCAATTTGGTCAAAGATAATAAGGCTAGGGTTGTATCTCTTACAGATCTTCTCTACAAAGTTCTTGTGTAGCTGGGCTCTGTCAATCATCAGGAACTTGCCCTTGGTGGCTTGAACAAATAGTTCTTCCCACTTAGCAATGTTCGATAGCAGTTGTTCTGTTGTTAGGTTGAAGTAGGCTTGATAGACCCTCAACATAACTTCAGCACCCACCTGTTCATTGTTGAACCAGATGATTGGATTACCCTGCTGTACCTGATCTAGCATGTAGCTAATCTCAGAAGCAAGCAGGGTAGTTTTACCACTTTCGGGCCGCATAAAGATAAACCCGAAGTTCCCCTTACGGAGAGAGCCCAATGCTTTATTTAGGCTAGGTAAGCGCCAGCGTAGGCCGGGCGCTTTAAAAGTTTGGTTTACAATCTCAGAGAGTGAGAGAGTAACAAACTCTTCCTCAGGAGTGCTTTCTTCTTTTTCTTCCTGAAGGGCTTGAAGTAGCTTGTTAAGAGAGTCGAAGGGTTTCTTGCCTTCTGCTACTTCGTAGCTACCAATGGACAACTCACGTAAAATCTTTGCACGCTTCATGTGCGTAATGAGTGTTTTGGTAGCTTCAAGACTCACGTCTTGCTTGTCTAACGTGTCAAATACTTGTTCGTAGAATTCCTTATCTTTAGGATTGTTTGAGAAGAATAAACTTGCTAAATCTAAGAGCGATAGGCTTGTGTCTTGTGTCTTGTGATGACTCTCAAGGGTTCGATACAACAGTTGTAAATCTTCAGGGAAGTCTTTAGCTGTTAAGTCTTGTCCATACTCAAGCCATACAGGATGCTCTAAGAATAGTTTAATTACGCTTAGTTCTGCTTTCAAGCGTTTAGGATCCTCCTTGTGGGACGTGGTTTAGGTTTAGCTACAGCAGAGTGCATTTCTTGATGGTCATAGGCAAAAGGATTTTTAGTAGACCAACCTTTCATGTAACGAGAATTTACACGCTGTTGAACGACACCATCCCAAGGATGCTCTCCATCTACAACCCAACAATCATGATAATATTGCCAATCTCCTGTACCAGGACCATTTGGGCTACAGATGATATTCCAGTCTTGCTCAATTTGCGCTTCTGACTTTCCTTGGTACGTCTGTACCATGGTAAAGAAGTCTTTAAGAATCATGGTTGAGCACTCGCATCTTAGAGTAGTCTTTCTTAGGCTTTGCTACAGGCATTGCTGGCATAAAAGCAGAAGTATGACCAAAACCTAGCTTAATAGATTTAAGAGGTACCAGCTCTAAAACGTCTACCTTATCAGGATAAGAGTTGAACTCCTTAGGTTTTACCCAATGAGATTCATAATCAGGAAAAGTTTTCTTCTGTAGAAGTTCCTTCTTAAGTGCAACTAGAGTCGATGGACTACATTCTCTACCTAAACCAAACTGATTGTTACCTAGATAAATCATGTAAAGATTACCACCTTCAATAAGGTGTTTAACTTTATAAATTGAGTAATTTCTTAACTTCATATTACATGCACCGGGGGGGGTAGAGAGTTTAACTAAATTCCTTAATACAATTATTATACCACATTTGTAAAACCTGTCAAGAGGGTTGCTTCAATATCTTGCATTTCGTAACACTTTGGATCTAAATCCGTATAAACAGCATGGGCTTTACAGCCCAAAAGCTGTAGCTTGTTGGCCATCTTCTGTGCCTTGGGATACATGTCACTGTCCAACCATATCAGGAAGGCACCATATAGCCCCGCCAAGCGCTTAAGCTTAAGGGATGATACCTCACTAGCCAAACAGGGCATTGCGTCCGTCAGTCGGGCCACTTTGATGGCTGACAGGCAGTCTTCCACAAGTACAAGGCAATTGCTCCGCCGTTCACTAGACCGAACATAATAGATGGGAAGTACGTCGTTAGGTTTTCCATAGGTTATGTACTTTGGTTTAGCACCCTCTTCGAGGTTTCTTGCTTGAGCAAGGATGACCTGCCGGTCCCTGTCCTTGAATACAAAAGCGAGTCTATTTGTGCCCAATCGTCCCATACATCCCATGACTGAGTTCTGTAAGAGGTCTTGTACTTCAATTCCATAACTTTTGGCCCACTCGACTCCTTTTTGGGGGAGGTCATGTGAAAAAGTTGGGAAAGCTGTTTTTGCTTCTGTTTGTTCATTTAACTCTTGGATATAAGGTGACGTAGTAGGTCGCGGATGCCAACCACATCCAAAGCAGTGAGAACCCCCGTCAGAGTACAGAGCAAGATTATCTTTGCTACCACACTTAGGACATCCAGAATGTCTAACAAAGTAGGCATTATTCTTCCTCACTTACAGAACCAAAGTCTAGGTTGATAATATCTGTAAAATCTTCATTGTAATAGTCGTCTTCGTCGTCTGGTTGATCCTCAAATTTCTTCTTTAAAGACTGCTTGCCCACCACGTCGATTGATAGACCCTTAAGACATTTTAGGCAGGTGTTAGCAAAGTCACCTGTACTTACCAAGCGAAGAGTAGATTCATAATCGCTTAGGTTTTTATCGCAGCATTCACATCTCATACATTCTCCTGTGCTGCTTTCCAAGCCCGCCGACTAGCTTCATAATGAAAGGAATCATCATTGTTAAGATGCCACCATTCATCAAAAGTCAGCTTCTGTTTGATCGGTTGTGCTTCACTACGTAGCACTCGATCAATGATACCACCAAGGGTTTTGCTTCGGGGCGTTTCAGGAACTGAAACGCTGTTCACAATTTGTCCAGGAGGATTGTCAGTATCTTTATGTGCAGGCTTAAATGTCATGATGCTGTCATCCAACCAATAACACCATTGTTGTGTACCGTTTGAGCAAGAGCATAGTGGTCCACACCCTTCTCTGAATTGTAGGCACTACCGGCGTAGTAGATATACTTACTAAGGTTCTTAGGTAGATCCTTAAAGAACCACTTCTTAGCAACTACTTGCTTCCACAGATTCTGGTCTTGCACAGCAAAGGTAGTCTTCTTGATGACCTCATCAAAGGAAGTAAAGGGAGCGTCCTGATTCATTAGACGAATTACAAGAGTAATCAAACTCGTGTAATAGGTTTTTGTCCAATAGATTGGAGGAATGGTTAGAAGATACAGACCTTCTTGTGACTTCTCACAACCAACAACAGGGAAGCCCTGATCTTTCTCCAACCACTGATTGAGCACCTTCATGTTGGCCTCAAAATGTGGTGTGGTGTTCTTTACTGCAAGATAAACAGGCTGATCCTTCTTAGGAGGAGAATAGGATCCAGCATTGAAGCTATAGATAGTGAAGGATTCACCAGTTTGAATGGTATAGGCAAGATCATTGAAGAAATCCTTGCACTTGATTTCACCAGACATATTCTCATAAGTGTCCTTGCCCTTGGGTACAACAATGTACCAACGTAGAGGGTTGGGCTGAGGAATTTCAGAGTAATGAATGTTTACAGACTTAAGAGTGATTTTCATAAATTTTACAATCCTTGTACAATTGTGTTAACATAACGATCTACATTTGACCCCTCAATACCGGGGGCACTGTTTACTTCGATGACAAACAACTCATTTTTCTTTTCGTTGTAGCCAATGTCTACGCCTTTGAAGTCACTCTTGGTTACTTTAGAAGCAGCAAGAGCAAGATCCCTAAGCCCCACAGGCTCAACAACCCCATCACTACAGAAAACATACCCGTTAGCGGTGTTTCTAATCTTGGCATCTGTCGTTCCTTCAAAGTTGGCCTTACGACGCTTCTCTAACACATGAACTACTTTGTCCTTAAAGATGTGTACACGAAACTCCTTTTTCTTTTTGCGATAAATCGTGTATACAGGCGCCGATACAACTTTCTCCGACGTTTCTGCCACAACAATACCCTTGCCCTCAGAGGCATGAGTAAGCGTACGACAGACAACCGTGTGGCCTTGGTCCGTCCACTCTTTAGCAATGCTTTTTGACGTTGTGAAGTCAAGACGTGCCAAGCCTTGCTCTTCGAACCACTCATACTGCTCGATCTTACCCTTTTGGTCGCCATATAGCAAATGAATTTTGTTAGGCTTCTGGTTCTTAGACCGCCAAACCTTGTAGCCTAGTTTGGTTGATAGACCTTCTGCCAGCCGCTTAAGACTTCCGCTCTTAAGGCAAGTGGACAAGAGACGAACCCTCGGCTTACCTAGAACCTTGGGCTTCTTAATGACAGACTTTTTCTTTGTGGATGTATTCTTCAACATAAGAACGTGTGGTTAAGTTGGACATGTAAATCTTAAAGATCTTTTGCTTTGCATCAAACAGTGCTTCACTAATCACACCAGTTACAACACGGTCAGTGAGATCAAGAGCACTTTCTTCCGAACCAGAATAAAGACCATAAATCTGATGCGGTGTTTCAATGACCCAACTCTCTCCTAGAAGCCACCATTTATTTGTATCAACTTCAGTAGAAGAGTTATAGTCATCACAATAAAAATCCACAGACCGGCCGATGAATTGTTTTCGAAACCGTTTGAGGGAATTTCTGCTGGCGGCGTCACGAAAGGGAGCAGTCCCTTTAACACCCCCAGACGTCTTCCGCTTCGTACCCGAGCATGAGGCCGCTACGTCCTGGCCAGTACCCTTGGCCGCCTTGTGGGTACTGACTGTAGCTTTTTTTACTTCGAGCTTTGTTTTTACAGGCTTTGTAACATCTCCATTATCTGACAGGTCAAACTCATACAGAGTGTCTACCTCAATTTCCTCCCACTCTGTAATTTTCGTACTTCGTCGAGCACAGGCAGTGGCAACAAACCCAGCTTCAGAAGCAAAAGCTACTCCAAAACTATTGATGCCATAACACAACGGTCGCTCCTTGTTGCGTAAGATATACAGCTTTTCCTTAAGCTGGTCAATCCACACGCAAGCATAAGCACCATATACATTGCTTAATGCTGTCTCTAGCTTTTCCTTGTTACCCTCACATTTTGTGAGGTGAATACCCAGAGCTTCTGAGTCTACCTCTGTGTCTGCAAGATGCTTCCAAGTATGCAACGTACCATTGTGCATGAACATGAAGCGGTCGTCAATGAGCCATGGGTGAGCATTCTCTTCGACAACCTTGCCCTTGGTGGCCTTGCGGTTGTGTCCAATAACTGCCTTGCCCTTGGCAACTAGTGCATCATGCACCTTCTTGTAAGGTTCTTCCTCTAGAAAATCCATGACATGAACGAGAGCTTCCTTAACAAGTTCAGCAGAACCATCATTGTAGAAAGCAGCCACACCTACACTGTCGTCCCCTCGCAGGGCATCAATGTAAAGCATGTCTTCAAAGATATCTCGATCACTACCACAGAATCCATTGGATCCTTTATACAAAACTCCAACTAGTCCGCACATTATTTTGTCAACCCCCCTGAAGAGAGCTTCACGTCGATGAGGGAATCTTCAATGAGATTATTGATTTGTCCCAGTGTCATACCAGTAGCAAGAGTAGGAATCACAGCCGAAGCATATGATGCCATGTCCTTGCCGCTAAGAATAGTCTTGATGATATCAAAGCCTGTGTTCTTTTCTACAAAGGTGTATAACTCCTTAAGTGTGGTGAGCCACTTCTTAAATACTTCTGGATCCTTAGTGCCATACATGTGGCGGAACTCAATGGTACCATGACAATCGGAACCATCCTTACCCGGACCCATAGGACAGATGTTAAAGGCGGTATACTTGGACCACGCCTTATGCATTGCTACAAGATTGCTCTTGTAAGTGTTGGGCAATGAGGTATAGTTGAGAGGGACACAGAAGATGTTATTCTTCCGCTCATTACCTACAAAGTTAAAGAAAAGGGGCTCATAGAGAGCATAGAGAAGCACAAGCTGTCGAGCTTCATCAGTGGTTAGACAACGAGCATTGACATGAACGTGAATACTAGTACGTTCACTGAACGGTGTCTTACCTACCTTAAGATACTTCCAAATGTTGTTAAAGGTAGACAACGCTTGGTCAAACTTCACAGGACCAAACTTAAACTCAAGCCCATTGTTACGTAGGCTATGGTCTGGTTCTACAATTACACCAGCGCAGTTTGCTCCAACGTCATCTGTGCTTTTGATATCCTCAATCTCAAGCTCTACACCACAATAGAACTCACGGCTAGTAGCCACGGCGTGGCCGCTACTACCAACGCCAAATTGATCTTGAACAGTTGTCATGCTGAACCCAATACCTTTAGTTTAGACTTATAAAACAAGGGTTGTAAATTTTCCTTGTAGATTTCCCGTGTCGTGAGGATATTCTTTGCTAGATCATACTTACCCACCAGGGTATCGTCAATGAAAACACTCCCTGTATAGTTACAGGAAATGCGCGGCGTTAACGCAACAGAAACTGTAGAGAAGTCTTCTTGTGACCAGTTCTTCGCGGCCGTATAGAAGTCCAGATAAGAAGGCTTGTTCACAAAACCTGCAATGATGCCGATATCAAAGGCATGACTGTCCCACTTAGAAGAACTAAGCACCTGGAACTTGGTGTTCTTCTCACACATTCCCTTCTTCCACTGTCGTGCTGGAATACGTGACAGATAGGCGGCTTTACCATTGAATTGGTATACCGCTTTCTTCGGAATCACGTAGTCCATTTCTTGACCCTTCTTCAGGTCAATGAGAGCTTCCTCATTCTTATCTGAGAGCACTTCCAGAAACTCATGGGTGACTCGCTCAATCCACCACAGAGTATCACCACTGAGCTTAGGGAACTTAACCCAAGTCTGGTGGTAGTATTTCTTTACATCTTCTACATTACTTTGGTTAGCAAACATACAAACCAAACTCCTTTACCATGTCTTTAGCCATAAGAGCATTGCCTGTGTTAATACAATGTTGTACATCCTCCTGTAACGCCTTATCCTGAAGATAAGACACTTCACTCTCTACAAGAGCCCGCGCAGTAGAGTCCCAAACCCATCGAATATACTTGTCGTCAAAAATCCAGAAGTTACTAAGAGTACGATACTCAACACCATAAGGTTTAAAACGGCAGCTACCAGCGCGGCCGTATAGTTTCCGCCTCTCAGAACCGTCAGTGTCCATAAGCACACTAGGAACACCAAGGAACAAATCCATGCTCCGAACAACAAGCTTGGGATCCCGTTTGGTTTCCACATGAATATGACCACCAGCACTCCGCATGTTTGGATGAGGAGGCTCAGGACGAGGGTTCGCCTCGCCAGTGTAGGCATTGTAGTCTGGTTCACAGCCAAAAACCTTTGCAAGTGGGTGTTCAAGTTCCTTGTCAGGGAACAGGGTACAGCTAAGCTTGGAGAAATTGGTGTCTGGCAGTCTTGATAGACCTTTCTCCATCACTGCACGAATGTGAGCAATAAATTCCTCAGCACTGCTAGCTGGAGGAACACCAAACTCAAGAGCAACATTGTCCTCCTGTAAGGTGAAGCCAGCAGGCATGTCTGGAAGCTGGAAAGGATTCCACTTGTCAGCACCAATATGCCCAATAACAGAGTGTAAGCTTCCTGTATTGTCAACAAGAAACACCTCCGGATCAGTTCCTAGTCTCATACTTCTACCTCCACAGCAGGTTCCCAACGAACAAAGTTGGGATTGGTTTCCACTGAATACTCATATCTTTTCTTATCAATCACACAAGTATAGGTACCTAGAGACGGGTCCGAGTACTGACAGATTGCTACACGATACCAATGTTTCTTAGGTTCTTTTTTCTTTAGTTCCTTTTTTACAGGTTCAACAATAGGTTTGTCTGCGTTTAGGATGCGCTTAGTCATGCTGCTTTCTCCTTGGTGTTACAAAAGAAATCATACTGATCGAACAGCCAATTGTTAAAGCGATCATTGGTGTCGTGCCATTCGGGATGACATTGAACCGCCATACAATTGATATCTTGGAACCACACAACTTCTGGTTCTTTAACCTCACGATTCTTGAGCTTCACATTGTGTGGCTCAATAGCAGGCAAATACTGCTGACTCTGTGGGTACTGACTCCATGCTAGAAGCTCATGTTTCACTTCATACGGGTACATCATCTGATGGTGCGCCGATGTTACACGCATTGTATGACCATCATATGTAGTGATGTTATGACCCGTACCATGGTAGTCACAATGCTGAACAAGCTTACCACCAACAAAGGCACAAGCAAGCTGAGCACCACGACAAATACCAATGATGGGAAGCTTAAGACGAACAGCTTCTTGAATCAAATACCATTCGAACAAGTCGCGCTTACTTGGCTCAGTGGGGCCACTGTTAAGCCAACGAGACTCTTTATACAAGGATGGTGAAATATCCTCACCGCCCCATAGAATCAGGGCATCAAGGCCCTTAAGATCCTTAGCCTTAGACAAATTCACTCCCTCATGAAACTGTGCCGAGAATGGGCCAAGTCCATGGTTACGAGAGGGAGCACCGAAGGGGGAATAACCAGCAATTTTTTTAGTCATTTCTTAAGAAAGAATGTGGGGTTGGCAACCCAAACCTTTTTAGTCTTGGGGTTTTGAAACATAATCACAAAGGGATCATCATCTTTCGGCCATGCACGATCTAGATCAGCCGTGTTACGCATGATTTTAATGATCTCTACCTCTTCGCCATAAAGAGCAATATCCTTTTCATTTGCATCTTTGACTTTACAAATTTCTCCTACATAAAGATCACAGCCAAACAGCTTGTTGGAAATAATGGTGTTGCGCCGAGCAATTTCTTGAAACAGCGGCCCATCTGTATCACTCAACTCACCGTAGTCAGAAGTCGTTTTCGGATATGTCGGGGAAGAGTGCACCAAAGCTGCCGGCGGGGTTGGTGTGTGACGGTTCTCCAACCACTTCAGGGCTGCTGGTTTTCTCTTGCTCGGGAGTTTGACGTGAATCATCGTTTAAAATTCTCGGTTGTTTCTTAAGATTGAGAAGGGTTTCAGAATGATAGAGAGTTAGTGTCCTTTTCTCGGTGTCAAACTCATAGAATTCTCCTCTAATACCACCAATATCAGAAGAGGGATTGTCTCTAAACCACTCTTTCCAAGTATCAAAAAATCTTTTAGGGGGTTGACTGTCTACTTGGACTCTTGTTTCGGCGGTGTTCCAGTTTTCAGCATAGCGTCCATAAGATTTTACTTGTACTCTCAGAGTTACGACAGGCATACATCTTCTCCAGAACCAATGAAGATTTTCTGCTCAAACATAGCTGTATCCTCTGCAATGTCTTCCTCAGAAGCCACCAACGCACAACACTCGCTGCACATGTATGGATAGGGATTCTCACACAGATTACAGGTGCTTTGCAGATGTAGTGTATTCGACATACTTGATTCCCCAGTGTCTGATTGCCGCGTCGCACACGGCACAGGGTTTTGCATTAGCTGGTTTACCATCTTTGTGAAACCTTTCAATTTGAATTTTGTGGGGCTTGCTACCTTTCTCCAGCTTAATCAGAGCAGCGATTTCAGCATGAAGAAAAATGCGATGACAGAGCCCAACATCGTTAGCAAAACGCGCTTGAATGGGGTGAGTTTTGCTGTAACTATTTTCCGCAATAGAGAGAACATTCCCTTTGCGGTCAGTTATTTTTGCCCTTATTAAGAACCTTTTCCGCACTAGGAGCCTCAGGTTTCTCGGTGATAATACAACGTTTGGACAAAAAGGCTAAGACTTCTGCTCCGTCAAAAGTGTTAATAGTACAACTAGCAGCATCATCATAGTCATTTTCCTCTGTACCCTCCCAAATAGAAAGAAACCATTGATTCTTTTCATATTCTTTACAATCTTCTTGAGAGAGGAATTCTTTACCGTCATCTGCAATGTACTTAGTGATTGTCTTCATGTGTTTGCTCCGTAGTTACTTCCAACGCCTTGGGCTTCTCTTCATCCACCTCATAAAGCCGGACAAGCCGCCCATCCCTAGTACCAGACCATTCTTCTGCACGAGCCTGGTCCACAGTTGTGCAAAACGTTTCATGACCATTGTGTTTGAAATAGAACTTGAAAACTCCTGCAAATTTAAACGTTGTCATTTAAAACTCGCTTGGTTGGTTTTACAACCGGTGTAGAAGGGCTTAAACGAAAGAGTGCTCATATTTATTCCTTGTTTGAGTGGAGAATATCAAAATCAAGGCGAATACGTGAGTTCACATGTTCTTCCTTGAACAACGGATGAGTGTACCACTCTGTTTCATTCTGGTACACGTTGCACACATCAATCTCATACAGGTTGAAGCCTTCTGGGCGCAGCTTCAACAGGTCTTCAAAGGTAAACCAAAAGCGAAGCTGCTCAATAGATTTGGCAGCGCTCTTTAACATGCCTTGTTTAATCTGCTCATCAAAAGGCATAGGCAGATTTTTGTTTGATAGATCAAGGGTCACAATGGTACCAGCATAATCCTGGTTGATGTGATACCACAAACCGTTACCCTTACTGAGATTTTCAACGCGATATAGTTTCATCATACACTCTTTGTGAAATGGTTGGTCCCCGGAGTCGGACTCGAACCGACACACCTTACGATAGCGGGACTTAAATCCGCTGCGGCTACCAATTACGCCATCCGGGGAAGTTGTTATAGAAGAGTAATTCCCCAAACGAGAAATACAGTTGAAATAACCCCATCAATCAGAATAGATGTGGGAGTTCTTTCAAAGTCTTTTAAATGCATGTTTATCACTTTTCCAAGGATATCCACACACAACAAAATTAATATACAGATCAAATAGATTTTCATGACAGATTGTGGCTTCCACAATGAGGGCAGCGGTTTCCACTTTGGAAACAGCCACGTTTACAGGTGTTGCAATAGCGGTAGTACATTGTTAAATTCCCATTGAGTCCCAAGCCTTACAACAATCACATTTAGTTCTATTTTTACATTCTGTCAACCCACATACGCTCGGCTCGGGCGCTGGTGCTGCTTGTGGGACGATGTCGGCGGCGGCTTCGAAGGGTGCGCGGTCATAGGTCAGCACGCAGTCTTTCCAGCTCATGGTCGCGCGCATCCAGTTCGGCGTATTGTTCAGCCTCTCCACAATGTCTGTATTGTTCTTTTCTTTTTGCAAAGAACTATGGTCGGTCATGATAACACTCCTAAGCTGCTAGCAATTAGTGTCCCAATTGCTAGGAGAGAAATCAACAAATCGGGAATGGTCAGCGGGAACTGCTCGTCCTCTAGGTTTTGGGTCCAGTGTTGCCACTGCCTCATCCCAAAGGCGCCAAACAACTTCTGAGTTGCTTTCACGCAGTGTGAACCCAGGATCTTTGCCTTCATCTAGAAGCTCCTGTATGCGCTTATAGCGCTTTAGATCGTTCATTAAACAATCCTTGTAAAATTGATGGTGGGTTACTTAGATAGCTTACAAAAACGTTCGAACAAGTTCTAGTTGTGGATGTTAGCCATTAATCCCACGTATGCTTTTTATGTGGCATACAGTTGTCACACCTACACTGTCGCAGTAGGTTCGCTCATTTACCCCATGAGTGGTTTAGCATCCCCAGACAAAACAGGCGTGTGCTTCTCTGTTAGGACAGTGCCAGTAGGCCCAATAGAACCACAGATTCTGAAGTTCCCAGCCGCTTGCCATTTGATCTGTAAGAAACATTTTACAACCCTTGTTAAACACAACAAACAAAAAAAAGCAGGCGTGTTTCCACGCCTGCCTTACAAAAAGTGGCAGTTGTACGCTACTGCCAAACGTATAAATAACCTAATCCATTACACTTAGTGGGTTTCACCATCTAAGATCGGATTTGCACCGAGCGTTAGGTTATTTAAATTGGTGCCGGTTACATTATCCGGCGGCGTTATTTAAGAGCATTCTGGTGCCTGTTTGCTCCGATCCCATACAATAAGTACAGCTAGAGGGACGCTAGGTTTGGTTTTCCCCTCTAAACCTGAGTTGAGTTATACACTATACTCACAAAGCGTTGCACTCCAATGCGCCTATGCAACATGCGCCCAACAGATTGTCCCATCAGATTGGTTTATCTTTCCAACCCAGGTAACATTACCCATACTGTTGACTATGGAAGGAGCTGAGGCACTCAGCGACAACCCACTCTCAAGAATTCACCATGTTTCGAACCATAGTAAACTCAAGAGGCTGGATTTTACGTTTCACCAACGAAGCTAATCAGTAGCCCCCACCGGCCGATTGATGTTTTGTGCGGGCACAACCCCGAATATTGAGCATACCCACGCCTCTTGGCCGCCTTGCTCGGCCTGGCGATGGCATGTGCTATTCTACACCAATCCTGCATTATACACCCGTTGTATAAACCGGGCGTTTCGGGTATTAAACCCTCATCAGTAATGCTTACTCTCCCATTGAACAACTCGAAGGAAGATACAGAGACCACTTGATTTTGGACTTATCAAGCGTCTCATACTTTTCTTGGGCTTTGGCAAATGACAAGTCAAAGAATCTGTCGATTGTGCCATCCATCCAAGTAATTTCCAGAATGCCTGAAAACCACTGCATACAGATCCTTTATACAAGGGTTGTAAAAAGTCCCGGTTACGCTATCCGGGTCCATTACGGACGCAGCCTTAGTTAGGGCATTCTATCTCTATGGTTTTAAGGCTATTTATGCGTTCAAGGGGCGCCAATCCCTTTACTGTGTTATACATCTTTGTATAACGTAGTCGCCTGTTACGAGTGCCCAGAATTGTTAGGGCTCTACATGGGAGTTTCGAAACTTAATCCCTGACCCACTGGGAACCCCTCAGTTGCCTAAGGGGAACCCGCTAGATCAGACCAGAGCATCGCCGGCGGAAGCCGCCTTCTTGTCCTGTTCGGCACGGTCCTCTGCGGCTTCAGCAATGAGCTGCTTACCACATTCTTCCATGACGTCGGGACCCTGGTCCTTGATGTACTCAAACACCGCACTCATCACGTAGTCGCCATTGGCGTGCAAAGCCTTGATCTTTTCGACCAATTCATCCACAGCCATTTGCTCTTTCAGGGACTCAGCCTTGATGGCCACGCGCTCCGTCCATTGCTTGATGGACTCACCCGCATGCTGCGGAAGGATCTTCTGCGCGAGAGCAAACGCTTCCAACGATTCCTTGTTGTCGCGTTGCGCAATGCGCTGTTCCTTGGTCGCAGCCTTCTGACCATCCCACTTGAGACCCTTCTCACCCAGCGTATCTTTGGCCGATTGCAGCGCGCTCCAATAGCCGCGCTCAATGACCTTGGACAAGTCCAGCTTCGCGCATCCGAAGATTTGCTTGGCTTCACTCAGACGAGTGTTAATCGTCCGACGCTTGGGACCATACTTCTCGGTCCCCTTGGCACCATCCTTGGCCTTGAACCCACAAGCCGCATCGGTGGAAGATGCAATTTCTTGCGCCTTCTCACACTCTGCACGAAACTGCTCGCACGTCAGTGCCGACGCCATCCGGACAATGGCCTTGACCATCGTATCCTTCGAATCGTCGCCCACGTACAGATCAAACAGTTCCTTGCCATAGTTCATATGACCGACCTTCAGACCCTCGTCGGCACCCGCAGCCATTGCAGCGGGAGCAACTTGGGATTCCAAATTGGCAAGTACGTTTTCCATTTCACAACCCTTGTTAAATCCCGCAGTATCGCGGGAATAGAGCACAACAGCTAGGACTCTCAGAAGCCTCAGTCCGGCTTATAGCTCCCAATACCATGCAAGCTATGCTCTAATCCCGAGACACTACGTGATGAACGTAGGTCCAAATACATCTCTCATACCCTCTAGGGCGCGCACGCCCCTACCTCAGAAAAACAACTCTCTTGCCACCCACTTACCCGTTACTTGCTTCAGCTCTTGGTTACTTCCCTTGAAGTCAAGGAAATATCCCTTCGCCTGCTGCCTAGTGACGCTCTGAATGGTTTCCAGTGTCACACTCTTGACCATCTGCCTCTTGTTCCCTTCCATCGGGGAGAAGCAGATCATTGCACGAATGGTGAGAGTGCCCAATTGGTTTTCCATCTTTTACCCCTAAGAATACATGCAACATTCCGCAAGCTAACCCCATGTTAGCGTACGCATGCGCATCCTAGAGGATACGAGATTCTTTCGCCATACACTCTAAGGAATGCCGCACCAGTCCCGTAAATACGGGTGTTATCATGCGGGTTTCTCTTTGATCGACTGGGGTAGACTCACGAAGACAAAAAGCGGATTGTCGGGGCTGCCTTTAGGGCAGTGTCTCGCGCCTGTCTTTACGTTGCCGTTCGAGCCCCACTAAATACATTTAGAGGAAAGCCGCTGAATTCTAGCCACTAGACGCAGAGCATACGCTCCCGCTTCCTGGCACACTGGTTGCACGTGTGCGTCTAATGTTGCGACACTCTTTAGAGTGTACAGCATCTGCAAATTGTTAAAGAATGCTCGGCACAGTGACAAGGATCAGAATGTCTCACCTTGTCTAGCCTACGCTGTTGACTCGCGTCACAAGGACACTAGACAGCCCCCTACTATAGACCCCCAACGGATAGAATGGTTAGGCAGATAACCGGAGCTTGCATCCTGGGGCTGTATCTCTACAGTGTCTTGCGTCTCTGGCAGGGCTGCCACCCGCTAAGTGATTGTTGAGGGAGAGTCTAGGGCTGTTTGGTATCCTCGTTTCGTTGCGTCTGAGTGTTAGAGGGGTTGCCAGTGGGTTAGTTCCCCACTGTTACAACTTTCTTGCATCCCCCTGCTTGTACACCCTTGTGAAACCGGGGCGCCCATCGGGCGCACCTCATTGGGTTAGTGTCGATTGGGGGGCAGTAGTTCCCGGCTGTTACACTTGTTACACTGTGGATAAGCTGTGGATAACTTGTCGCTTATACACCCTTGTATAAGCTCCAGACCAGGGTGACAGGCCCGGCGCAGCCGGGTGATATGTGCAGTA